AAACGCGGTCAATTCGCAGATCGGATCCGAGATCGTTGGTATCCAGGCCATCTCTTCTATCGTTGACAAAGCCATTAATAAGGGCCATGCTGACAAAGAAACCGCAATCGTACTTGGTACCGATGACGAAAAGCTCGCTTTGGATTTGGAGAGCACCCTTCGTCGCCTGCATCCGCGAGGAGTATCCTTGGTCGTCGCAGGCAAGGGTACTAAAGTTCTTCGAGCCGTACCCAACGTTATTTCGGTAAAAGAGCCTACTGAAGAAGCGGTTAAGAAAGCGATTTTGCAAATTGAGCAAAAACAAAACTAAACAAGGAGAATCACATGTCAGTTAAAATTGGTGGAGCAGATGGCGGCGGTTATGTTAAGAAGAAAACGTTCAAAATCAAGGATGGAGATAATGTCTTCCGTATTCTTCCTTCTCTTGGATTCGGCGGCAAAGAGCCAAACGGACGTGCGTTTCAATTCTGGAACGTTCACTTTGGTTACAAAAACGCTGAAGGAAAGGCTCGCCCGTTCCAAAGCCCTGAAGTGAAGAACCGTGAAACTAAGATGATCGAGAAGGCTGATGCAGCTAAACAGCGCATTGAAACTTTGAAATCTGGACTGGAAAAAGCCAAAGAGGCAAAGGACAAGGCTACTTACGACGTGCTCGCTCCTTTGGTTAGCGGTCAGAAGCCGATGTATAACCTGGATAACAACCATCACTGTAATGCCATTAATGCTACGGGCGAGATCGGTGTGCTTAAGCTTCGTCATCGTGCAAAGCTGGTCCTGGATGCTGTTATTAAGACCTTGCGCGCGAAAGGTATTGAGCCACTCGGCGCTGATAACGGACGTTTCTTCGTCATCAACCGCACCGGAACTGGCCTTGAAACGACTTTCACCGTTACCGTGCTTAAGCGTTCTGTGACCATCGATGGTCAAGACTTTGAACAGGACGTGGTCCACAAGCTCACTCCTGAAATCATTGCACGTCTTGAAGCTGAAGCTGGCGATCTTTCTAATTTGTACAAGAAACCTTCTTCTGAAGAAGTCGCGTTGATCGTTAAGAACACTGACCTTAAAACGGGTAAGTGCGCTATCATTGATGATGTCCTTAAGGGCAATACCGATGCTGAAGTGTCAGACGACGGTTCTGAAGGCGAAGAAGAGCCGACTACCACGCAAGCGGCTGCCGCAGCACCTACGACTACGGCCCAGCCCGCTGCTCAGGTTACAACGCCAGCGGCAACTACTACCTCTGCTCCGACTACTCAATCGCTCTCACAGCCAGCTCCCGCTGCTAACGTTAAAGTCGGTGTGACCGAGGCTCCTAAGCCTGCTGAAAATTACGCAGAAATGTCTGACGATGATTTCCTGAAATCGCTCGGAGCGTAATATGTCCGAACCCAAAGATCAAGCTCTGGTGATAGCCGCTTTTGGCAAGTCACCAGAGCTTAGGCTTGACATGACCAACGTTAGGGTTGCAGAGACCCGTTATATCGAAGCCAAGACGGTCAACCCGTCTACGTATTCAGATCTCGAACATTGCTTCAACGAATCCTATCGTAACCTAAAAAACCACCTGTCTAACATTGGCTATCAACTAACGTTGGCAGACAAGGAACTTAGGACGGCACAAGCCGATGTCATTTTGGGCGCTTACGCTGAATACTTGCTAGGTAAGCCAAAAAGTGCGGATACGACTCATCTCAAAGACGCTTTTTTGATGAGAGACGAGAAGTACGTGGCTACCCTAGATAGGGTAAACCAGCTTAAGGCACTTCAAAGCAATTTCGAAGGTAAGATCAAAGTAGTAGAGAACGTTTGTAAGTACATGAGACAAAAGATGTATTTGATTTCTAAGAGCGGCGTCCCAACGGAAACGGTTGGCGTCACCATAGGTAGGAAATAATGAGTAAAGATAAAGACGACAAGAAGCCAGAAAAGAAAGAGAATCCTTGGCTTAAACAGCTTAAGGCATACGACGACGCCGTTGATTACAACTACGATTCGTTTGCAGAGAAGAACTGTCTCTACACCCCAAGCCCTTACTTTAACTGGATTTTCGCTAACAAATCCAACGGAATTCCTAGGAATTCATCGCTCTTGCTCCTTTCAGAGCAAAAAGCGGGTAAATCCCTGAGCTGCTATGCCATCGTTGAAGAAATGCAAAGGCGTGATCCTGAAGGGATTGCGATCTACTTCAACACGGAACTGCGCGGCGCTCTCCAGCACGGCGTATTCGCAGGCCTCGATAAGGACCGCTTTGTTATCTACGACACTAAAGACCCAGAAGAGATCTTTGACCGCGTGGAAAAAGACATCAAAGCTATGGTTCAGGACGGCATGCCTCTTAGGATCATCATCATCGACTCCCTGACTAACATCCAAGGCATCAAGCGTAGGGATGCAGACAGTGTATCCGACCATCTTCGCGGCGACCATGCTCTGACCATTCAGACCGGCCTGGACAAGCTAGTTCCGTTCTGTAAGCGCAATAAAATCATGTTGATCGGTACCTCCCAGATGCGAGCCAATCAAAAGGCTACCCCTGGCGGTCCTGACACGCAGATGGCCGAGAGTTGGACCGTTAAACACACTTTCGAATACTTCGTATCTCTCAAGCGCGCCGGCTCGGCGGATGACAAGGTTGACTTAGACGGTAAGGCTTTTGAAGAAGAAGGCATGAAGGATGCTCGCGACAATAAGCTAGTTACTGGCCATAAGATCTACGTGAAGTGCGAAGCGAACTCCATTGGCTCTGCCGGGCGAAGCGGTGTCTTTACGATGGACTACGAAAAAGGTATAATCAATCAACACGAAGAGATCTTTTTCCTTGGCAAGAATACTGGCGTAATCAAGCTGCAAGGACAGACCTACAGCTACGGCAATCACAGTATTCGCGGTCAGGCGGCATTCGCCAACTTGATCAAAGAAGACAGAAAACTTTACGACGCTATTTTAGCGGACGTTAAAAAATTAGACGAAAAATAAAAGTTTGGCGGTGGCGTCGCTGTACGGGCAATAGCCGAGTAGAGCAAATACGCAACGTTGGGACGGGCATAATAAAACAGTGCTAAACAATCCGAGGCGTTCTGAGTTGATCGCCAGACGACCGAGCAGTAGTATCGGACATGACCTGAGAAGACCCCTAAGACGGGTGGAAGCCGGTAAATCAGGAGCCCCACCGCCAATAAAATTGAGATCTTACATGAACGAACCGACAGAAAAAAAGAAAATTCATCATAGAGACGATTTTGAACTTTGCTACCTACGTCACCAGTATTTCAAAAGGGCGTCTAAGGATATTACAGCAGAAGAGATGAAACCGTATGAGGCCATCGCTGCCCATATGGCCCGCAATACCTACTACACCTATAAAAACCTGTTTCATATGATCGGCTTTGATGCCGAGGATATTGGTCTGATCGCAAAGGTTCACCTGATAAGCTTTTTGGGCCTTTTTTCCCTAGATAAGCTGCCAGAGAAGTACAATGATTTCGTAACCCTACACCGTGATTTGGGTAAACCGGATCCGACTAAAGAGCAGGTGATGTGCAAAGACAAAGCTAACTGCACCCTGTTCATTAAGCAGCGAATGGAAGACGTGGTTCGGGTTTGCCGCCAGAAGGCGCGAAACATTAAGGGGCTTCCAACGGAAGAGTTCTTCTTTTACTGTGGCCCAAAAAAGCCGCCGATGGTCTTAAAGGATCTCGTAGGCGTGCATGAGCGATATGGTTATCGCAAGTTGGATCAAGCCGTTTACAAATCTATCCGCAAGAAAGTTCCAAGAATCGACGGACCTGTTTTCAGGTTTAACAACATGTATTATGTTGCCGTCCCTGTGGATCAAAAACATCTTGACGTTACCGATTTTATTGGTGCTGGCTGCGATCCCTATGATAGCATCCATAATATGACTCCAGAGCAAATCGTACTCGATATCGAAGATGAATCTGAATTCGAAAAATATCGTAACCGATTCCGCTCTCAGTCCAAAAGTAACCGCGCTAAAATCATTACGGCGTTTATTGAAAAAAATCATAGCAACCCATATTACCAGGACGAAATCAGGACGGCTAGAAGGGTACTAAAGAAGCTTTTATGAGTGACTGGGATGATATTCAAAGAATCCTAGACGTGCTAAACACGGAATGGGGTAAATGGAAGCTCAGTAAAAAGGGCCATAAGTTTCGTGCAATCGACGACAACGATCGATACGAAGTCATTAAGATCATCCTTCAGACCTTTAAGGAAGAGGGTAAAGACCTTAGTGCTTTTGGTCAGAGTAGTACTCAAAATAAGATCGCAGCGTATTTTTTTCCAGACTCTCGCCTGAAGAGCGCCTCTGCTTCCACCCAAAGAAACATATACGAAAAAGTTGCTAGAGAGATTCGAGAAGCCATCATTGAAATCAATGGGGCACCTCAGAATATCACGTCTAAAGAACTTAATTCGCCAATCATTGAACAACCTAAGCCAGTAACAAGAAGTGAAACTCCAATTAGACGTGCAGAGCCAGAAACCGAAGTTAAGTTTGCTGGTCGAGACGTAGATAGAAGTTTGTACAAAGATATTTCTGATTTTGAACCAGAATTAGACCCAGAAATGGCTGAACTTGTTGGGATAAAGAAAAATGAGTGAAGCTAAAGATGAATTCATGGGGCTTCTGAAAGACGAAGCTGAAACGGAACGAAAGAAGCGCGAGCTAGACACTGCTCGCGTAGACGTCCAGTACGAGAAGTTTCAAGAAAACCAGAGCAGATACAAAGCTGCTCAAGATGGTCACTATGGAACTTTGACCGATGAGCAAGCGGAAGAATTGGCTCGTCAAAATGCCGAATACATGGAGGCTGCAGGGAAACCGCTGACTTTTGTGCATAAAATATTTACTGGAATTATTCCATTCTTTGCTAAAAACATGATTCTTATTGGCGCCAAGACAGGCGAAGGTAAGTCTACAGCCGTAGCTAACATTGTTAGAAATGTTATCGCCGAAAAAAATCCCGCAACCGGTAAGGTCGGCAGAGCCTTGGTTTTAACGAACGAAGAGAACGTAGTCGATTTTTATAACCGCATCACCTGCTTGTTCAAGGGTTGGCATTACGTTAACCATGATCTTTTTACTCCAGAGCAAAGAGAAGAGTTTGGAACAATGATCAAAAAGCTCAGACATAGGGTAACGGTTATCGATGATAATCACGTTCCCGGTGGCGGAGCGACTACAACACCTGAAGGTATTGAAGAGATCTTTAAGAACTTGATTGCTAAGGACGAGTACTACGACGCGGTTATTCTGGATTACTATCAAGGAATCACAGAGTCGTCCAAAGATATGACTGCTACTGAGTGGCAGGCTCAGCAAAAGCTCACTAATATTTTGGAGAAATACCGTAAGATTTATCCAGCTCCAATCGTGGTTATGGCTCAGATCAATCCTCCAGAAGACCCTGAAAATCCAAGTCCTTTCCAAGTGAGAATCCAAGGTAGAAAGATCATTTGTACGAAAGCTACAATCATCGTTGAGATGATGGCTAACCGCCAAGAGCTACTTACGGAATGGTACATTCATAAGGGACGGTACGCGGCCTCTGTCGGAGAGAGTATCAAAACGGGATATCTAAACGGCCTGTTCGTACCTAAGGATGACCCTAAGTTTCTAGCCCACAAAGAGGAGTTGAGACGTAGGAAGGAAATGCGAGCCGACGTGGAATTCAACAAATCAATTGGTATCAAAGTAGGAGAGCCGGTCAATGGATAGAGATAAATTCGATGCATTGATGGCCGCATCCAGTAAGCAGTTTGACGATGCCATGGCCGTTATCAAAGCTAAACACGATGCCACGCAAGGGCCGGACGAACCCGCGCCAGCGCCAGCCATGCAATTCGGCTTTGACGTGGTTGAGGTTTCTCGCGTAAACCTTCAACCAGGCGATGTCCTTATGGTAACGGTGAAAAACGACGATCTTTCTCAGGAAAGCGTCGATGGACTCCGTAAACAGCTTCAGTACGTTTTCCCCGCTAATAAGGTATTTGTCTTCGCCATGGGTACTTCTGACGATATCAACTTGTCCATCGTTAGTGAGGCTGTTGGAAAACCAGTTGACTGTGCTGATCCGGTCAGCTATTGTAGTAATTGCAATTGTGGTAAAAAGGAGTCTGCAAATGGAACTTAGCAAAAGACAAAGAGACGAAATGAACCAGCTTTCCAAAGACGTTTTCGGCGCTTCCAGCCGTTGGCAGAAGCTTGTCGGAAAGGGCTACCAAAAGCTCATTACGGAAAAGAAGAAAGAGATGGTTCCCGCTGAAAAAGAAGGCGAGGCTCCTACCGAACAAGAAATTGATGTTGCCGTGAAGCGCGCAGATGGTGCCCTTCAGTATACTAATGAGCGATATACTACTGAAAGTATTCGCGAATACATGGTTGAGCGCAAAAAGCAGCTCGACTTCATCCGTGCTGAAATCAAACGTCAGCAAGATGAACTTAAAGCGAAGGAAGCTCAGTCCAAGGCTACCGATCAAGCTCTCAGGGAAGCATCTGGAACGGCTATCTAATGCATGGACGAAACAGGCAAAAAACTATTCAGCTTGATGTTTCGCCCCGGCGAAACGGTATGCGTTAGCCACAATAAGTTTGGCTATCACAGCATCGCGCTCGAAAGGGCTCTGAACGGCAGAGTCACGCTAGTTCCCACCGAAGAAAGTCTTGAAAAACGTAAGCTCACCCTCGAAGAGGGCATAGAGCGCGTCGATTCCTCTCAACTCGTACTTGCCGCGCTTAACCCCATTAAGGGATTTAGGCACGATTTGAATTGTACGGCTTTTAGGAACTTTTTGGTCGAAGTGGACTTCGGACCGTTAAAAGAGCAGCTGGCTTACATAAAAAAGGTAGGCATGCCGTACAGTGCTTGCGTTTTCTCAGGCAATAAAAGTCTTCACTTTCTCATCAGCCTAGACCAAGATCTTCCTTCCGAGAACGTGTACCGACACTTCTCCCAATGGATTTTGGGCGTCATGAGTATGGCAGACCAAAATACTCAAAATCCTTCCCGAAGTATCCGCATCCCCGGCGCGTGGCGCGAACCCTCCAAAAAGCAACGGCTGGTAGAAATCACCGGCCCGGTTAAACTCGTTGATCTCGTTAGTTGGCTTAATAAGTTTCCTGAGAGTAAACCTAAAAAGCAGGAAAGAAGACAGAGATCGGGTAAGCGCCAATTCGATGGGGTCAAAAAATGGGTTAGAAATCAGCTAGTAAGCGGCATAGATTTCTCCAAGGGCCGCAATAAGACGTGGTTTGCTATCGCTTGCGAATTTGCCTTGGCAGGATATTCAGAGGATGATACCATAGATACACTATCTGAGTTTTTTATGCCTGAAAGGGATTTTAAGGAACGAGAGTGGCGAACCGCAATCCATAGTGGGTTTAAATATGTTTACGAACGCAAATGACACTCCTAAATTCGTACTTACCTTTGATGCGAGAAATCCAGCGTCACCCTACATCATTAAAGAATGCGCAATCATAGAAGGAGCTGTCATGACGAAATGGCACACTTCCTATAGACATTTAGAAGATGCTCTAGAGGGGCTTTCTAGATTATCCGACACTCCCATTATTTTGGCCCATACTAGAGAAACGGTGTAAAGATGGAAAATGCCGATCATAAAATTGACCATAAGCTCAAGGCCAAATCCGAAGATCCTCTTTGGCATCTCCATGAGTACGACGTAGATCTCCAGTCGAACCATATTTACCTCTTCGGCATCGAGGCCTATCAAGGCGGCCAGGGCTCTGATGGCGGCGAAGAGCCTGGCGTCGAGTACGTTATGGCAAATAGGTTCATTAGGAATATTAACCTGTGTATGCGGGTTAACCCGGATACGCCGATTGTGATCCACATGAAGACCTGTGGTGGCGATTGGACTGAGGGAATGGCGATATACGACGCCATCAAGGCCTGCCCTTTCCCAGTGACCATCCTGTCTTATACTCACGCACGCTCGATGAGTTCGCTGATCTTCCAAGCTGCTAATAAGCGAGTCATGATGCCCCATTCTACCTTCATGTTCCACGATGGCACTTTGGCTGTGGATGGAACGGTAAAGCAGGTCAATACGGCTGTGGAATTTGGTAAAATTGCCGACAAACATATGATGAAAATCTACGTCGATGCCATGAAGGCCAATGGCAAGTTCTCAAGTCGTAGTAGAAAGTTTATCGAAGAGTGGCTGAGAGAGCAGATGGATAAAAAAGAAGACGTGTATCTTACTGCCGAGCAGGCTGTTGAGCTTGGGTTCGCCGACAAGGTATTCGATTACAATTGGGCAAACTTGACCGAGTATACCCAAGAGGAAGTGGGTCGAGGTTAACATGTCTATCTGGACTTTATTACTTGGAATTGCCGTAGGACTCGAAGGACCCATTTGGATTGCCGGGCTCATTAAGTATTTTCAAAACAGAAAGCTGCTTAAGGAAATTACCCCACTCGACTTGGATCCTCGCCGTATGTGTAAGGGTCCTCACAGCTGGATTTCCCCTAAAACATACACCGACCAAGGGTCGGATACCATCCAAGGGTCGGATACCATCCAAGTCTGCAGGGCATGCGGCTTCATTCCTTCGCTAAATCAGATGGCTACTCACGAATCCATTGATCGTATGGAAGATAACATCAAGATCAATGAAATCGAAACTAAGATTTATAAGGATTTTATCGATAAAGAAGACGGAGAGATCAAAAAATACTTTGACGCGGAACTCAAAAATGGTGTAAGTTTTGAGAAACTAACCCATGTGCATGGTGCAGGAATGACCTTCAGTATGAGGTTTCAGACCTATAAAATGTCTAGGATCAAAGAGGTCCAAGACGTTCTGAAAAGGACAAATGCATGAGTGAAGAGAAAAAGCTAGAACATATCGAATTTGAAACCAAATACCGAGTCGAAGACCACCTGCTTATCGAGTTTAAGCAGATTATGGACAGTGCGGCTGGAGAGAAGAAGTTCATCTATGTCGAAGGGCCAGACTATTATTGGACTTATCCGAAATGGTGGTTTGACAATAACCCGCAATGGGACGAAAGTGGAACCTTTATTCGTTTTAGAAAACCCTCTTACGGGCTCGATAACGGTAACAGGCAGGTTACGTGGAAGTACAAGCCAAAAGAAGCGAAAAACAACATCCAGCGTATCGAGAATAATTGGGACATTAAGGATAAAACTGAAGAGTCGTCTGTTATCAAACAACTTCAGTGTTCTGGTTCCAGGTTCAATTTTAGCATCGTCAAAAACTGCCACATTTATATCCTTCCTGATGCCACTTTGGTATTTTACACTGTCTACGACACCACGGGCGGGAAGCCAAAAAAGGCGGATTCGTTTGTCGAGATCGAAGTTAACGAAGAGAACATGAAATTCACCACTGAAGAACAAGCTTGGGCAGTGATTACTAAGTACGAAAAGGCATTCGAAAGCCTTGGCCTTAACCCGCAAAAACGCCTTAGAAAGAGCCTTTTTGCAATGTATAAGAGGGATCTATGAGCGTAAAACTTGTCAAAACTACTAGAAAAATCAATAGGATTATTTCCAAATATCGCACTCTTCTTAGGGCTCGCGCATCTGGTGGAAATTTAGCCATCATTAGGGGGAATAAGACCAGGAATAAAGTCTTGGATTTTTTCCAGAAACACGGTCGTTGGCCCAGTCGCTTGTCTAAAAATGTTACAGAGCGTAAGCTTGGTCAAAGTTTCGAGAACTTCTGTTCAAAGGAAACTCCTAGCTACGATCCGCAATTGCGTCGCATCGCAATGGCTACTGGTCGTACCACGAACAATAAACGTAAGCACAATGTTGCGGGCTTTAAACAGCAAATTTTAGACTTTATCAAAGAACACGGTCGGGCTCCTACCACACATCAGGGTGAAACCATTGAGGGAGAGGGAAATTTGAGGCATAAGCTCGATTACTATACTAAGCAGTGTAACGATATGACCCTCTTAGGACAGGTCTACGCTGGCGATAAGTGCCATAAGTCCGGTATCCCGATGAAGTTTCGAGCGCTCATCAATGAAGCGTTGAGTAAAGAAGAGAAACCGCTGATCAGGCAGGTGTAAGATGGATGCCTATCAATTCATGTCTCAAAATCCCGGCACGATCATTTTCGCTATGGTTGCGGTCGTCGCGTTGGTTGCCGTGATTTGCCATTATTTTTGTACCGCTCTTCATGGCTGGGAGCCTCCTGGTGAACACTGTCATGCCTGCGCCGAATTGGAAGCGAGAGACGAATAAATGGGCCTCTACAAGATCAACTGCCCGCAATGTCAAGAGCCCTTTCTTTGGTTTTCTGGCAATGTAAAAGACCAGAGATGCGATGATTGTCGGTTAAAGGATGATGTTCCCGATGACGTCTGCTGCTGCGGTGATAGTATGGAAGGCCATGCTTCACCACTAACTTGCGGACATTCGCCGGTTAGCATGTACGATCATTACATGAGTGATAAAGAGTCTAAAAATGACGATGGTTAGAGATGAAGAAGATGAAATGAGCGCTTCAGAGATAGCTGCCTTATTTGGCGAAAAACCGCCTAAAAAGGAAGCCGAGCCTAAACCAGATCCTTACGACATCTATGCGGTATCGGCCAGGATCAACAATCACGCCACCTATACCTTGGGCCTAAACAACTTAAGTCCTCAGGGACGAATGGTCTGCAATACCTACGCGCATACCTTGAAGGCGCTCTACGACTTTGCCAAAAAGATGCGCAAAGGTAAGAAGAAAGAACAACTTCTGGCCCTGATTAAAGAGCAGGAAAAGTCACCTGGAGAGCTAGTGGCCGCACTTCAATCCGGGGTAAACACCCAATGAAAGAGTTTAATCTGGGCTGGGGAAATGCCGTTTGTGTCAGACAGGCTTTTTTAGAAGGCTTGGATAACAGGATTATTCTATTTCCTTTAAACGATACAAACCTGAACTACACTCCTCATGATGGGGATCCACTCCTGATCGACATCACCAGAAGGGTGATAGAGCGCCAAGTCGGACCAACTTACAAGCACATCTTTCTAACGAATGGGGCCGCTGGCGGCGTCACGATCGCGCTACGTGCTTACGCCCAACAAGGATACAAAACGGCCTATACCAGACCGGCACCTTATTTCCCCATCTACCCAGCTATGATCGGCTCTGCCGGGCTAAAGCACGTATATGGAATTCCCTACACGGACTGCTTGCGCCCTGTATTCTTAGTTGATTCTCCAGCCAATCCTACTGGCGAAATAGAGCCATATGCGTATCCAGGCAGGGTTATCATTTGGGATGCAGTCTACCACAGCAGGGTGTACACGAACGGCAATGAGCAACCGATAAAAGCTGAAGCAGTTATAGGATCGTATTCCAAGCTATTGGGCCTAAACGGCATCAGGACGGGCTGGGTTGCTACCAACGACGACTTACTGGCCGAGCGACTTAAAAGCCTTGTCACGGCTGAATACTGCGGTCTCAGCAGTGCTTCCAATGCCGTTCTGCTCAACGTTTTGAGAAATGGACGCAGTAAGTACTTTTGGGAAAATTTCGAGAATAAGGCTCGCACATACTTGGATAACAATCGAACCGAATGGTCGAAGCTTGAAAAGTATTTCGACGACACACCAGTAGTGATAAATGGGATGTTTTACTTCTCGCACGCTGATAAAAAATGTCAAGAATTGCTAACCAAGGCAAGTGTGGTTTGGACCACAGGCAGTAGCTTGGGTGTGGACGATACCTTTGTAAGGATCAACCTAGGTCAGGACTGTAAGCTGGTTAGAGAAGCGGTCAAAGCCGTGTTGAAGGCGGACAAGATATGAGCTGGTACAAAGACAGGGACTTTCCAGAACTAAAGAGGGAAGTTCAGGGAGAGCCAGGCGAGATCTTGGCCGTCATTCCTGATCCAAAGCACTTAGAGGCCGTGGTTAAGGCTCACAATGAAGAGCTAGAAGAAATTTACGGTATCGCTGAAACGTGGCGCGACAAGTACCGAGAGCTGGAACGTAAGCACAAAATAGAAACAGCCAATCTACGGCAAACCGTGGATCAGCTGGAAATTGAAATCAAAGAATTAAAAGCTACTTAACGCCTAGGGCATCAAAAATGCCCTTAACTACCACATAAATATCGAGGTAGATAAGGGCAATTAAAATTCCTAAGCAGATAGCTGCAAAGTTGCGATTCATTGAGGTTGAGCGGGAGCTGGGACAGGGGCAAGTGCAGGAGCTTCTTTGCCTTCGAGCTTATCGACAAGGCCTTGAAGTCCCTTCATGAAATATTCATGTTCATCAGCCGTAAGCCTAGAACTTCTAATCAAACCAGCCAAATTATTTAACAGTTGTTTTTCCTGATCGTTCATAAGTATCTCCTATTTGAATGTGTATATCATAAATACCCTTGATTCGTTACCCATGCAAGTGTAATATTTCTAAAAGAGGTAAAAATGCTTAATTTTGTAAAACACCTTATTGTTGGTACGCTCATCCTGGTAGCTCTGGCATCGTGTCCCGTAAAAGCCCTGGCGTGTGATTCACAATGTCCGATTACCCCGGACAACGCTTGGGGATACTACAACGGAGATCACTTCAGCTGGTCTAACTACGATAACGACGTCCATCTGTTGGTCGGGTTCGGCGGTGCCCTGGTGATCGGTGAAGCCTTAACCCATTACGCAAAACTGCCTAGTTGGGAAGCTGCACTGATCGGAGCCGTAGCTATGGGAATGGTAGGAACGGCCAAGGAGACCATGTTCGATACCTGGACTTCTCGTACAGATATCAAAACGTGGTGGGCAGGTGGCACCGCTGGCGGTTTAACCGTTATTGCCCTTCACTTTTAAGGGTGAGAAGCAACGTAAGCGTCAAACTGAGCTTTAAGTTCCTGAAGGGCTTTAACCAAACGAGACTCGGTCTTGGACCAACCAGCAACGTTGAGCATTCCGTCTGGACCTTCGCAAACAACGTCTGGATAAACTTCTTGCATTTCTTGAGCAATGAAGCCGATCTGATGACCAGAGCCGTCTTTATAGTCGAACTCTCTTGGTTTCAGAGCCATGATGTTGTCGAGCTGAGGAGACAGATCAACAATATTCTCTTTCAGTCTTTCGTCAGAAGAGTTGGTGAAGGTTGCAGAGTTAGCGCCGTTGGACGTGATGTAACCAGATCCCGTACTACCGTTGTTGGTATTGAACTCGATAAATCTGTTCGTACCAGCGGTATTTGTGGTAGATCCTTTGGAGACCAACATTGCTGGGTCGGCGTCACTGCCTGTGGTCGTGTCAGTGTTGTTGACCTTAAACACATAACCAGAAGTCGTGCTGAAGGTTGCGACCAATCGGCCAGAAACCGTAACTGCAGCAGTTGACATAGACAGGTAGCTAGTACCGCTGATACCAAAGGCCATGTTTTCTGCACCGGCATGGGTGTAGATGATCGAACCACCGGTAGTACCGCTGTTTGCTCTAGAGAAGTAGATGCTGCTTACGCCAGGAGATCCACCACCGTTCGTAAGAAGGGTGATACCCGTGTTAGCAGTGACCGAAGAGTCGCCGATAACCAAGTTTCTAGCGTTAGTCGCACCGTTCGTGGAAGGGGCGCTTTGCGCGATACCCAGGTTACCGCCGATGTAACTAGGATTGGTTCCAGAATAGTTAATGAACCAGTTGCCAGAGTACGAAATATTATCAGCGATATAAGCATTGTTAGTTGCAGCCGACAGCGCATTCGCAAACAACAAGCCGGTTTGACGAGTGACTACACTTCCCGCACCAATGCTAACGTTCTGCGTGTAAAAATGGGCCAAATCTGCCATCGTAAACGATGCAGCTTGAGTGACAGGAGAAGATCTAAAGCATTGCGCCTCCCCGCCCGATGTGTTGGAATTAAATGTGCCGCCGTAACCAATACCGACTTCGGTAGTTGAACCGCTCAGGCTTGAACCAGAAACAAAGAGCTGCCAGTTAGGCTGCGGTGAACCGCCGATACCCGTATTTCCGGCAAAGAAATTCCACGCGCCCACATCTTGCTGATAAATGCCGTAGTAGTTACCAGACGTAGGACCCGTTCCACCGGTTGCGGCGTTAGCAATGTACAAACTATATGCAGTATTTACAGTTGATTTTTCCCAATGCGGTTGCAAGTAAATGCCGTATGCATTAGAAGTAATAGCACCTGTGCCAAGCGTATTGTAGTGACCATATGGGAGTTGCATGCCATATAGGTTAGTGAGAGTACCCACGTCAGCATTTAGATATCTCAGCTGGGTAAGGTAAATACCAGTCCAACCGTTACCTGCGCTGTTGGTTACACCGGTATTGATCTGAGGTGCGCTGTTACTGTTGACTGCCAAGCTAAGCCACTGGTAAGAGCCGGTTGTGGTTGCAACAGGGGCGTAATCCATCTGAACGCCCCAAGAAGCCGTATTATTCGAAGGGGTGTAGCTTGTATAGAATCTTGTATTGGACGGAGCCGCTGCGCCAACACCAGTATTGCCTAGATAGTCGATTGACAATGGCGTAATGAGATTCGTTCCGCCGGAAGTCTCGATCTGCCATAAGAAGCCCATACCGGAAATAGGCGCTCCGGTAGCAACGACACTTTGAAAGACAAGTTGCTTAGGTGCTCCAGAAACCGAGTTTGCGGTGAGATAAATCCCACCGCTGTCGCCACCGTTCAGAACTAAATTTTGACTTGGAGATCCTGAGCGACCAGACGTGACACTGTTTGTAAATACAGTCTTTTGACTGGTATCAATGGTCATCGCCGCTGCAGGGGTGCTACCAGTAGCTACTTGAAAAGTAGACCCAGAAACAGTTGGGCCAACTCCAGATTGATTAAAGAATTGTGCAGTGGAAACGGAAGGAAGAGCCTTACCGGTTCCGTTGAGGACGAGTCCATCCTTGTCAAATGTATACTTTAACGAACCACCTGCAGTGAATTCGATAACATTTGGCTTTGTTGGGTGAGTTCCACCGTACAGATTGATAACACCGCCATTACTACCACCGGTATCTCCGGAAATATAAATATTTGCAGTTCCATCTGTGGAATAGAAACCGGTGTTACCAGCAATTTGAATACCGTTAGCCTTATCGATAGTAACTCTAGGCGCAGCACTTCCAACCGTAAGAACACCAGAAGAATTGAGCTTCATGTTCTCATTGGAGTTCGTGTAGAACGTCATGTTAGAAGCGCCTGAAGCAATAAGTCTCGCTTCAGTGTTCGTTGCCATGGTAGCCGTGAAAGTGTTACTCCCAGCGGAACTTGTTGCAATAAGATTTCCAGTTACGCTGCTTGAAACACCAGACGTGATGTTCCCACGAGATACGATATTTCCGCTCGTATCGATTGTAACCACGCCAGAGTTATTTGTAGTATTACCGAATCTCCAACCACCAGCGTTCGCACCGTGGTTATTGAAGAACATATCCCATGCATTGGCCGCTACAGTGTTATCTTGTTTGATTTCCCAAAAAGTTGCCGAGTCGATGGCTCCGTCGGAAATACGGAAATCGCCGTTAGACGTGCTAACTTTAAATCCACCAATACCTGTTGTAGTAACGGTATTGTTAAACGTAGTTGAACCCGCAATCAAACTTGGGGCGCTCAAAAGAGCCCAAGTACCGTTGGTCGTTCCAGTCGAGACCAGTTTAACGACCATCGACGAACCCGATTGGATCGTAGGATTGGCAGTGAAGCTACTTGCATCCTGGAATTGGATCGTCAGGGCGCCCGTAGATTGGTTATAAATTTCGAAAAACTGACCAACAGTCATGCCGGTCGTTGCAGGCAGCTTGACCGTTTGGGTCGTAGATCCGGTAAAAACTTGAATTTGATTTCTAGTAGAAGTTAAGGCTGTAGTTCCAGCAGCCGTAGCTGTACTGTCCACTCCCTGTACTAACATTCCGTATTGAAAAGTTGCCATATTTTATCCTTAAAACCTATATATCACAAAGATTACGTTTAGCTCTGATACGAGGCTAGTTGCCACGAAATCCTGTAATTGCCCGAATCCAAAGGTTTATTCCATTTGACTACGAATTGATTTGTAGCTTTGGAAGTAACTGTAAGTGGTTGAAATTGTGGATTTACATCTGAAAAATTCATTAATTCGGCTATGACCACGTAACTTGTGATGCCGGCGTCTGGAAAACCGATCGTTGCCGATGTAGTACCCACGGTAGGGACAAATTCCCCGATTTGAGCCGTAGCCAAGCTTGGAGGTACCAAGAAGTAATCAAGCTTGTAGTTGCCCGACGACAGAGGGAAGTTCCACTCGGCAGTAAAGCCCGTAGTGGACTTGGAGTTGACTAAAATAGTCTGGAATTGTGGATTAACATCGGTCGTATTGACCAACTGAACGATAAGCCCATAAGTCGTATTGGGTTGAGCAAGTGGGAACGTCACGCTAACCGACTGAGACCCGTTTGTAAGCGAGACTTCCTGAGCCGTTCCACCGCCCGCGCTAGAGCTGCCGCCAGTCGCCATTTGGAAAATAGCATTCTGATTAACGTTCTGGATGGTTCCACCAACGTTTTGAAGAATAACGTAGGCAAAAGAGATATCTCCGCCAGGAGGAGCCGGGGCGACCAGGGTTCCGATAGAAGACGCTGGCGTACCGATGGTCGCGATCAGATTGGCCAGGGGATCCAGACTCAGAAGAACGATTACGAATTGACCGCTTGGGAGCGTAAGAGGGTACGTGCCGCCCGTGCTCGTTGTGATGTTTCCACCAGACGCGGAAGGGAAGGTGAAGGTACCGCTGATCAGGCTTGGAAGAGAGCTTCCGGCATAAGGAATGGTGTGATTACGCCCAGACTGAGGATTGGCAACAACCGTTGGTCCAACGTTAACGGTGCGACTTGCAGGGTTAGTTGCATCGACCTTAAGAGGAGGTGTGGTTTCTGCGTTGATGGACGACAAAAGAACGTCAAGCGTTTCATTGGCAACATATGGAAATAGTTGCTGAAGAACGGCTCTGTATTCAATCTGACGTGTATCTAATTTATTCAACGACATAGGCTCCTCATCTTAGTTATTCAAGATAGCGTACCAAGACAAAGAGTAATTGGCCGTATCGGTCGCAAGGTTCCATTTAGCAGTAAATCCACCCGTGGACTGGGCAGTGATGGTAACGGGAATAAATTGCGGGTTAGTATCAGTGGTATTTAACATAACAGCGGTAACTGCGTATGCCGTACTGGCAAATGCCGTACTAAAAGTAATTGCTTTACTGGTAGTTCCACTGCTTAAGCTAGTAACGCCTGCCCTTATACCAAGTAAGGTTAGAGCCTGAGCGACGGTCAGATCGATTGCGTTACTGCTGGATCCAGAATTGTTACCTTTGAAGGTATTGGCTGGCATTTGGGCCAACTTGGCATTACTGACCACGTTAGCTTGAATGTTTGACGACGCCGAGCCGGGTCCAGAAGCAACAACGTCACCCGTTAAGGCCGTAATTGCACTTCCAAACGTGTTGGTTGAATCCCAAGTACCGTTTGCTGTTCCATTGGAAGTCAGCAAAATAAAAGCAGTAGTGCCGCCTGGAACCGAAACGATCAGGGAGGCACCGTTGTTATTAACTGCAACTGCGCCAGTGGATTGGTTAATTACCCTGTAGGTAGTTCCGTTTGACAACGTGGTTGCGTTTGGAAGCTGCAGGGTTTGGGTAGTAGAGCCGGTAAAGATCTGAATTGTGGAGCTGGATACGGTTAAAGTAGTCGTACCAGCTGCCGTGGTAGTTGAAGTAAAATTCCTAACAAGTGAGTTTACTTGAACGTTTGCATTCGTATCTCTGTACATCACAGATGACACGGTTGCCGCGCTGGCCAGGGTCAAATAAGATACGTTAGCAGGACTTCCGCCGCTATTACCCAGAACGCTAGTAGCGTTTGCCTGAGCAAGCATGCTGTTGGTAACTACGTTGCTAGCAATAGTCGTAGCAATGCTACCACCAGAAGCCGAGCCGGTAACGTTACCAGTAAAGGTGATGGTAGGCAAATCTCCAGAAGCCAATGAACGGAAAGCTGAATTTCCAGATCCATCGGCAGCTAAAAACTGTGTGGCCGTACCTGCACCAGACGCGATATCCGTGCCATTCACGAATCCCGCTCTAGGTACGCCAGCAGTTACTTTAAGAAATTTTGCCATAACTACCTATATCACAAAAGGAAGTGGGCGCCCGAAGGCGCCCAAACCCTAAAATTAGTTGATCGTTACTTGACCAATCTGCACGTCCATTGTGGTCGTGCTTGTGACAATGGCAAGTTTAGCGTCGGCATTGCCCGAAGAACTTGGAGGAGTCATGCCGAAGGCGCCGCTGGCTTGCAGCCAAACTGCCTTACCGGAGTCGTTCGTCGCGAAGTTGCTGTCGCCAGAAAGAAGTGCGATCACGCCGCTTCTGATAACTGTAACCGATCCACCTGCTGAAACCGAACTGGTTGGCTGAATGAATCCAACAACCCAGAAGAGGTCGAAGGAGCCAGTCGAAACATCGGCTGCGTACAAGCGTCCTGCCGTTTCACCGTTAGAAGGCAAGCCGTAACGCACTGCAATAGTGACGTTAGCAGAGAAGGATTGACCTGCAATTCCTGCCGTTTGGATCTTAGGAGCGTAAGCAACGCTAGCTGGAGTTCCTGCACCGCCGACGATCGTGGCTTGGTCGAATGCGCCAGTAGCAAGTTGCGTAGCGCTAACGCCAGCAGCCTTGATTTCAATCGTTGAGCCCGAACCAGATTGGTCGAGGGTAACGCCGTCGGTGACCGTTCCAAGCTTAGCAGCCGTAACCGATCCTGCAGTGAGGTCGCCCGAAACGATGCTGTTGGAAAGGGCCAGCTTGCTGTAGGCAATCGCTGCGCCCGACGCAATATCTGCGTTAACGATGCTGCCGGCAAGAGACAGTTTCGAGTAAACGATAGCTGCGCCAGATGCAATGTCTGCATTGACGATGCTGTTCGAAAGAGCCAGCTTGCTGTAAGCGATTGCAGCAGAGCCAGAGATGTCCGCGTTGACGATCGCAGAAGCGCTGAACACCCCAGACGATGCCTTAACAACACCCGTAAATGCCGAAACGTCTGCACCGAAACCGCCGCGAGTTACGGACAAGTACTGCTCAGCCGTAAGCGTTGCAGTGCCGTTCCAGTAAGCGACGTAACCAGAAGTACCGCTGCCGTTAACCGTTCCGGCGACGCTGAATGCCGTGAAGTTAATAGCTGTGGTTCCAAGCGTTCCGCCAGCAACGTTGGTGTTAACCCATTTGCTGCCAGTGTTGACCGAGCCTTCCGATACCATCAGAACGGCGCCGACAACTTCGGCCCAAGTGTTCATGTCGGTAGCGCGAGTCAGAGGAGATGCAGCTGCCGAGAAAACGTAGATGCCGTTTTCAGCTGGAGCCGTTTGATCTTTCAACAGGACGCGGTCGCCAGCAGAGAGCGTAACGCCGTCGATCGAAGAAGGAGCCGAGCTAACAGAGACGTTAGCAACGGAAGCGGCGCGAGCATAGTTTTTCCAGCTCAAACCTGCAACGAGGTTATCAACGTAATGCTTGGTTGCAGCGTCTTGAGCAGACGTTGGATCCGAAACGTTATTGATTTGGTTAGAATTAAGGTTGAATGCAGCCGTTGCAGCAACAGATCCATCAGCCAGGAACAGGTTGCCAGAGAGGATGGCAGAAGCCTGAACGTGTCCGCCACCGTCTTGCGTAAGGACGGCGTTGGTCGATCCACCCAGCGAAGCCAACTTGCTGTAGGCAATGGCTGCGCCAGCTGCGATGTCAGCATTAACGATACTTGCAGAGAGGGCAAGTTTGCTATAGGCGATGGCTGCGCCCGAAGCAATATCGGCATTAACGATGCTGTTCGAGAGAGACAGCTTGCTGTAAGCAACGGCTGCTGAACCAGAAATGTTCGAATTGGTCAGATTGCCCAAATCGACGTTGGCATCTGGCATCTTAAGAGTACGAGTCGTAGAAGTCGAAATGCCTGAGGCGTCGAATGCAATTTTCTTGGTATTGTCAGAAGTGTTTTCAATTCTGAACGTACCGTCGAGTGCCGTGGCAGCGGTGCCCAGTGCGGCGTCGATGCCAGCAAGGGCGCCTTTAACGGTAGCAGCTGTAGGCGTAAAATTGGAGTAGCTGTTGTCATCCCCCACAAGGGTCGAACCAGCCGTGCCAGATCCAGACGAAGACAGAAGAATGCTTCCGATCTGAAGGTCTTGAACGTGCAGAATGTTAGTAGACAGGTCTACTGTACGGGCAATGCCGTTAATAAGTGATAGAAATTTACTATAAGTTGCCATGGGTTATCCTTCTCTCTTTAAAATACTCGTATAAACCTAAGATTGGCTCTTAGGTTGCTCTTTTTCCTTAAATGATCCTTTCGGACCGATACTAAACGCCAGTTTGCATTCAACCCCGTATTTACTCAGGATTTTATTTGCGCGCGCGACTGTTTTATCGCACATGGCTCTAACTTGGTCTCCAAGCTTGGCGGACAAAGCGTCCACCTCTTGCTGACTTAACTTTTCGATATCAAAGGATTTTCTAGGCATTACAGTTCACCGACCACTTGGGTAAATAGCTGCAAATCCGTTTGAGCAGGGTTAAATTCGTTCTGAACTAAAACACCAACGAAAACAACGAAGTCGCCAGGACCAAAGCCTGCGATGCCGTCATCTGGTTTTTGGTTAATGAGGGTTCCAGACAAGCCAATGTAAATTGGGTCGCCGACAGAAAAGCCCGTTATGATGTTTTCAAGCCTTCCAGCCGAAATGACTGGACCGCTTGCACTCGCTGGAATACGAACATATGCATAGCCGACCATTCCGCTAACCGAGGACTCACTGGTCACGTCCACTGGAAGGATCTGACCAATGGAGTTAACCGTTACGGGCGTTCCCTGAGGAATGGCCGCGCCGCTACCGTTCACGTAATCCGTGATCAGCTGGCGAGAAGAGGCGTTTGATTGATTGCCGCGAAAATTAGGAGAGTAAGACATTAGAAGATCCAATACTGACTTCCATCGCAGACTAACGAGAAGGTCTCGAACTGAACGACAGACATTTGAGTGTTAGAGGAATCGATTAATTCTGAACCGTTAGCCATGATGACCATTGCGTTTGCAGTGGAATCGATTTTCTTGAAGTAGAAAATACGACCCGTAGCGGTGGACGATGGAGGTAAGGTAAAGGTAATCGCACCAGAAGTACAATCGGCGAGCAGGAAGTTATCTCCCAACATGACCGTGTAATTCCCAGTCTTACGACTGATGGCAATTGGACCACCGGCAGCATCAGCACCTGGAGGACCAGATGGACCTTGAGGACCTGGAGGGCCTTGTCCGCCGCCGCCAGCGCCGCCACCGCCACCAACACCGATGCGGAAGGCGAGTACGTCGCGAGCGACAAGCGCTACTTCAATTTGAATTTGATTACTTTGACCGCCAGCTGCGCCGGCTTCAAGCCAAGAATCGCCCAACTCTAACTTCTGACCGTTAAGGAAAACTTCCAACACACCTTTCCCAACAGTGTAGTACTGGGCGATGGCGCCGAGTCTAGAGTTGTTTGGAAGAGTAATGAAGGTTCCAGAGTTGACTGGAGCATTCAAGGAAGTTGGAGGAGTTGCACCGGAAGCTACGATGGTTACGTATTCTTCGTAATCTGGAGCATTCAAGGAAGTGAGAAGGGCAAGCATTGCCTCATCGAGCTTCTTGATTGCAAGGGTCAGGTTATCGCCATCATTGATGAAACCGTTACCGCTGCCCGTTCCGACCTGAGTCGTAGCAACGGCAAAGGGAGCGCCGACGCTGAAATTTGATGCGTTAACACATACGCCAGATGAATTGTTCGTTACCGTTACAACGTTGCTAGAAACGGTTGCCGAGAAATCCTTGAAAGGAAGCTCGTTATTCATCGCTGCTGCAAGTTTAGAAGCCACTTGCGCGCTAGTGTCACTGGTCAGGATGTCAACTTCCATTCCGCTATTGGTGAATGGAGCTTTTGGATCCGAGCCTACGCCGCTGACCTTAAACCAGACGTAGTAAGATCTGGCGTTTGCAGAAGAATTGATCAGGAAGTACTGGCCACCAGTAATGGTATTGCCGGCGCCACAGGTAAGGCGTGTTTTCTGAGGAAGAACGCCGCCGATAAGTCCTTGGTAAGACTGGTAAGCAGCAACGTACAGAGGGGCAAATGTTGCAGCCGTTGCAGCGCCAATATAAAGCAAGTTTTCTTGAGAGATCGAGTCGGAAATGTCACGATCTTCACCTTGGTCGAGTTCGGATCCCAGGAAACGGATGTAAACGCGAGGTTGAGAACCACCGTTGTCCGTGCGCATGAATAGCCAGAAAACATTTTCGCCTTCAGGAACGTCTTCACGAGAAGTAATGTAGATGTCGCGATCGGTACTTGGCGTTGCCGAGTTGGTGTAGGAACCAAACGCATACGCGCCCTTGGCACCAGCAGGGCCTGTCGAGGTACCAACGAAGTTACCAACCAGGGTGACTTGTGTAAGCGAATCAACGCTTTGGATTTGGTAATAGCCAGCATCGGTGTCCGATGCCATCTTGAGATAGTCGCCTGCCTGAAGAGGGCCGGTCCAAGAGATTCCGCCGACCGAAGTAACTTGAGGGATGCTGTTGGTGAAGATCAGATTTGGAGTAACGACTACACCACGAACCAAAGTGATGAAAGCAGCTTGGTCATCGCTAAGAGTGATGTTTGCCGACGTAGGATTAGCGAGCAAGCTGTACGTGAGGGCCGAACCGATAACTTTGATGTTAATGGGTTGATCCCAGTTGATTTGACCAGCTTGGGTCGGAGTCGTTTTGTCTGAAGGGAGCACGCCGTGATCGATCGAACCCTTACCTGTGATGACCGTGTTTCCAAGGTCTTCTCGCAGGGATTCCAAGGATCCAGACGATGATTGAGAATACCAGTACGTTGTACCTTTGATCTCTTGGATCGAGGACATGACGGCATCCATCCAGTCCTTAAGCGAGCCGATAGATTTATCGCCGCCAGAGAACGGATCAACACTGTTAGAGGTAGACGCGGCAGGATTTTCTGTGCGCCCCTGAGACCATGGGAAGACGTAGAATGGGTTCGGGGTGATTCCACCGCGACCCAAACGGCCAATCATAGGCCTGTCGTCTTGGATACTTACGACGTTATTGTTGGCGTCGGTAATGACCGTAGCAACTGGGAGCAGATTCGAAGTAGGAGTTGCGGTCGAAATGTTAATGACGTACTCAAGAATCTGTGCGCGCGGCGCGTTCTTGGTCGTTTCGTTGTTGGTAGTTGGGTTCCAAATGTAGACCTGAGCAGAGGTCGAGGGGTCGATGAAACGAAGGTAATCGACGGTAACGTAGTTCACCGCGCTTGGGGCGAACGCACCGGTAACGCTGGTGTTGGTTGCTGCGTTCAGAGTCTGGGCAGAAGTGCCACCAGGGACCATGAGCATAGTACCGGATTGACTCGCTGCAATATGCAGGACCGCACCTGGGTCCACGGCCATCTGAAGACCGCTAGCCGCACCGCCGATGGCACCGGCCATCAAAATGTTGAATCCGCGAACGAAATAACCCTGAGTGGTTCCGGTTACAAATCCCTGAATTAACTGGTCAAAATCATTCGAAACGGCAGATTCCACCGATCGCATGTCGGGGACGTCAACACGCTGCTGTGAAATCCAATTTACGCGCCTTTGAACTGCCATGGTTCTTCCTTATCTATGAGAGTACTCACCCCTTAAGATTATGGGTAAGACGGATAAGCATTTTACTGTGCTTACCCGTATTTATCACAAAAGCAGGATAGGGGATGACTTACGTACAATCTTTAGGATATAATGAGACACAAAGGTAGGAGACTACTGTGGGAAAATCGAAACGCGGCTCCAAAGAGTACAGCAGAGAACAGAGATTAAACCATGAAAATCAAAGACTTAAAAGAGAAGTGGGACGTCTTAGGAAAGAACTCGCCAGAATCGATCTGGATCGCTACGAGTCCGTAAAAGAAGCAATTGAACAACATTATCAAGATGATAGCGCCCAGCAGGGTCGCGAGATTCTTGAGAAAATCAAAAAAGAATGGGCCTGTAATGAACCTAACTGTACGGGATTCTTAGAGATTTTTACCTATAACAAAATGGGTGCGACTTGGTATTATCGCATCTGTTCTAATTCCCCTAGTTGTCGTAATCGTACCAAAGCGCAAAAGTGGTCTCCTGAAGTGAAAGGTCCTATGAGAGGTTCCGATGGTAGAATTTAAAGAAGGCGAAGTTGTTATTATCGGTACCGGCCAAGCCGGAACGGTGATTAGCTTGAATAAGGATTATTGCGTCCTTTTAGCCAATGGGGACCTCTGGTATGGCTTCGAAAGCCAAATGCGCTATCCTCAGAGTAAAGAAGATCTAGACGCCTGTCCGTTAAACGTAGACAGGTTCGCGGACCGTAAATAGCTAATATTGCTTAAAATTTAAAATCTTGAAATACCGACCTGCCGGTGTATAATATGGGTAGGAGGTCATTTCATGACTAATACTATTCTCGCAATTCTCACTAAAGCGGCTATGTCTGCAAAAGTTTCTGCCGTTTTGCTAGTGGCAATTTGCTCTCATGAAAGCCAAGATTTCACTCTGACGTACAACCACAAAGATGGCGGTAGCCCTAGCTACGGCATTTGCCAAGTAAAAGAGGCTACGGCTCGCTGGCTAGGATTTAAAGGCAAGACCAAAGAGTTGATGAATCCGAAAGTCAACGCCACTTATGCCGCCAAATACTTGGCTAAGCACGCCGATAATTACGGCGAAGAAGACTGGTGCAAAGTCACCGCTGCCTATAATGCCGGTCGGTATAACGAAAGTCCTGTTTATCCTGGCTATCCCAGAAATATCAAATACATCAGATTGGTCCAAAAAAAGCTGCCAGAGACACAAAAGTCTAGACTGGCTTGCGGACTAACGAAAGTAGCTAAAAATGAACATGAAACCAATTGAAATATTTCTTGCGATAGATCTAGAGATGAATCAGCCTTCGGGCAAGATCATTCAAATCGGTGCTTGCGTCGGTAACATCGCTACCGGTCAAATACTTGATAAACTCTCTATTTTCGTTAATCCTGGTGAACCCATCGTTCCTTTCATTACGGAACTGACCGGAATTACCGATGACGATGTACGAAATGCAGGCACTTTGGAAGAGGCCTACAATAGGGTCAAAAAGATGCACGCAAACTACGATTGTTTCGTTAATCCCATTACTTGGGGTGGCGGAGATGATCGAGAACTCCTTAAGCAGCTTAAAGAAGAAAATCCGCATTTCGAGGGCTGGTGCTTTGGCAGGCGTCACATCGACACTAAAACGTTGTTCGTTTCTTGGAGATTTGCCAACGGTCAGCCCATCCAAGGTGGCCTCGCACGCTCCATGACCAAGGTCGGACTGGCTTTCCGGGGCCAAAAACACGACGGCTGCGATGATGCCGTTAACACGTTTTACATGTATTGCGCGATGTTGAAGCTTTTGAAAGCAAAGACATGAAGAGACTTATCTTTCTTCTCAAGTTTGCTCATGCAGTGGAGATCGGAGCGTACAACGCTTACGAGGGACATTGGCGCACCCTTCCTTTTACCTCTAAGGAAGGTAAGAAGATTAGAGAAATCCAGCTGGAAGAGCAGCATCATCGAGAACAGCTGGACGAAATTCTTAAGTCATTTGGCACCAAAAGCAACGTCGTTATGGATTCGATTCTATTCTTAATCGGACGTTCAGTTTCGATCGGATGTTACGTGATGGGCTACCGCGCGGCCATGTGGGGAGCTAAAATTCTAGAACTCATGGGCGCAGATGTCTACAAAGAGATCATCCGCGAGGCCAAGAAGCTGAAGTTCGATGACATCATTCTCACTGCCGAAGGAATGCAGTGGGCTGAAGAGGAGCACGAGGCTTTTTTCAAATCTTGCTTGAAAGGAAAATAATATGAGCCAGATCGTAACTATTAAAACTATTACAGAAGAATACCGCGAGACTCTCAAAGAACTTTGTAAAAAAGCGACGCAGGTAGTGGGTTGGTATCCCCTGAATACAAGAAGCATGTCGGAGAAACTTGGGACGATGCCCAGTTCTGTGCCGCTGCAATGAACTCGCTTCCAGCCTTACTTGAACTCTTGGATCAAAAAGATGCCAAGATTGCAGAGCTTAAGCGCGATCTAGTGCAAATAGTGGAATCTGGCCCACAAAATCGAAAGTAATTCGGTAAATCCCTTTACTTGGGATGGAATGACTTTCGCGGGTGACTTTGCAGTTAGGGATGAAGATAATGTCTTCACCAGAATACCTGTCTGAAATGCGAAGTGAAATATAAGGCGCTGCCGCGATATCGGTGAAAAGCGGGCGAATATTTGCGCCCTGCAAACCGCCGCTAAGCTTAATGCGTAAACCTTGAACGGTTCCACGAACGCTTACGCGCGTAGTGGCTACTTCTTGAGGGTACGGCGTATCGATACCATAGATTTCGGTTTCACCGTAATCCACGGTAAAATTAATCGACTGCACTTCTTTATAGTTCTTATTGTTGATGTACAGCTTAATATTTGAGCCGGTCAAAAGCAAACTAGGCATTACTCACCCCAAATGGTTGGATTTTCGGTGTACTGAGTACCCCATTTTCCAAGGCCGATATCCGATGGATACAAGATTGTGAAAACAATGCTGATACCCGTGGCGGCCACGCTGTTAATCAATTCCTGAACGTAAACGCGTCCAGAGACCACATCGGTGATGTAGAAAGGATAATTCAAGCCATCGCCAGAGACCGTTACAGGCGCTTTCTCGGCAACCAAGGCGACGTCGGTGCCCGCTGGATGATCGTTCTTAATGGTGTAAGACGGGCTGATCAAAAGCGTATTATCGGATGGGCGAGCGATGTAAGGAACGGGTCCTTCCTGGTTCTCAGTTCCGTATCCGAAAATCAGATAGCCGATGTCATCTGGAAACTGGGAAGAATCCTCGACTTCGAACACGCGGGACATGGTTCCGTCCAAATCGCCCGAAAGGATCGATCCAACGTTACTAACCACGAAAGGTTGAGTGGTATCGTACATATAAGGCCCGGATTGACCTGCCACAAGAGAAGTAGGATCCCCAAGAGGTCCGCTTGCCAAGACATCGGCTGAGCCCGTATAGGTGATGGTCAAAGTATTGGCCGTGGAATCGTTCCAGATGGTAACGATCACGTTGCCTTTGTCATCGTTTCCGGCAATAGGGTCGATTCCGCCGATATCGTTCTGAAGAGCAGCAACGAAATTCAAAGCAGTGGCCTCAATGGTTCCACCGATGGGGAAATCGGATCCAGCTCGTAGGCTTTGGGTAGAGGTAATGTCAAAGACATCTCCGCTGCTTGGCTGAGCCATGAACGTGAACACGCCATTGGGGGCGTCGTGAAGGTGAGCCGATCCTACGCGGTTACGGCGAATAACCTTGGTGGCGGCTGGAATGAAAACCTGAAGGACTCGGCTTTGAACTTGATACACTGCAGCATACGAAGTGCGGCTGGCATTGGTTTGTCTGACAGGATTGTAGAAGGAAACGGCATTGTCGAGCCCTTGGACGATAACGCCTGGGGTGCCGAGCGGGTTTTCAACTTCAAAATAAGAAACGCCGGCAACTCCGCCCACAGCTTTGGTAATGGTGTAACTGCCTTGGTTGGCAGAAGAGGCGAACCCGCCGCCAAAAATGTTGACATAGTTCCCATCGCTCACGCGACCAAGTTGAGGGTTTGCACCACCAGTCCAAGTGAACCTGACAATACCGCCTGGCTGAAGACTTAGGGTCCACTGCGTGGAGGCGTTGCCGCCGGCAGGAACGACCTCAGGGAACTTCAGTTGGTTTTGAGCACTTCCGCCTAGGACAGTAACCGATGAGATAGGGCCAATAGTATCTGAAAGGATCTCGACATAAGGACCGTTACCGTCGTTTTTTTCAATAGCAGTACCGCTGAATCCCTGGTTTCTAAGAGATTTGGTGATCGCATCTGCAACCTCTTGAGCCTTCGCTTGTGCAATGTTTTCAAAGTCATTTGAAGAGAAGGTTACCGTTACGGTATTGGCTTCATCAAAATTGATAATTAGGGTATCGCCGCTAGTAAGGGCGTAGGGTTCAAATTGGGAAGCCGAGTTGGACGCACGAACGAATTCATCACCAAAAATAGCGTCAAGCAGGTTATTGATCAGGTCGCGGACCTGTTTGCGGTTCTTAACCTGAATACCGATCTGGCTGAAAACCTCATCGGACAAACCAATGGCAGGTGGACGGGTAATACCAAAGTCAGCTAGGCGCTGGTCGAGATAATCCCCTGCCGCCGTGGTGATGTAGAGCATGTCGTTGACCGCTCTAACGTTATTGATCAGATAAGACGAGCTTCCAGATGCTAATGCCGTGAGGATGGCTTCAGTATTTTTACCCTTAATGTAGGGGTTCAAATAAGACCTAAGTCTTTTATATTCCTGTTCGGTAGTAGTGACGGCCATAATTAACCACCAATCTGATCGACAGAGATATCGGTCGTAGGATCGACAATGATAGCCTTTTGAGCAGGAACCAAGGTGATCAAGTCATGAGTTGAGTCGTACTGAGGAGAGGTAACGGCAACCGATTGAACGCCTGGAACGGCGCGAACCGCCGCAACGATCGAGCTGATATCGATGGACTGACCAACAGGGTTGGACTTGATCAGAGACGAAACCGAGCTACGGATCTGCTGAGCAACGTTATTGAACGGAGCACCGGTCAACAGACGAACGTCAACCGAGACCTGGATACGGTAAGCGAGAGGAGCACGAACGAAGATATCTGCACCTGCAGCGCCGACGCCTGGGTAGGTCACTGGGTCGCGAGGGTCACCGTAGATGATACGGTTAGCTTCTGCGATTAAGCCGGTGTTATAACGATAGCTGTCAAGACCGCTACGAAGAACCGTTGAGAAGTTCAACTTGCTCAGAGAGGTCATTTGGACGCCGGCAGACTGATTGATCTTAGGGTACTGAGCGTTGCTTCTGAACAAGATCTCGCTTCTGGAAGTCGTTCCGGGCTGAGCCGTAGTCAGGTAGACATGCTTGTAACCAGAGTACAAAACGCCTTCTTGGACGAAGATGGCCGTTTCATTACCGTTCATGCTCACGTTGGATACGTTAGACAGGTTACCGGAGACCACGATGCTATCGCGGCTGATGACTTGGATAACGTTGTACGTTCCAGCGTTGGACGAGCCAATCACGGATCCAGAGACAACGTATTTGTCACCTGGAACGGTTGCTTCGTACTCCCAGAACTGCATCTGAGGTCTGTGAACTTGCAAGACCCCGCCAGTGACGAGTACGGTGGATTGATTAACTGCAGAAGGATTGATACATTCAACGAACGTCGTGCGTCCCTCTTGGACAATGGTCACGCTGAACGGAGCAGGCATGGTAACGTTGACTGGATCATTCGTAGGAACAAAGCCCGCCAAAGTGCTGGTGAGCACATTGCTAGAGAAGGTAGCCGTGATACCAACCGTACCCGTGTTAATGGCCGTTGCGGCTTTGGATGCAACCGTGGTAGCGTTGTCACCGTTCAATACGGCAACTTGCACACCTACGAGTCCGCCGCCTGGGGCTGGATCCGAGTTACCGCCGTTCACGTTAAACCAAACATAATACTGGTTTACGTTGGAGGCGTTATTGATTTTGAAATAATTACCCGCACCGGTAGGCGACAGTTGTGCGCCAGTAGGCATGACGAATTGAGCAATCTGATTGAGTTTTGCACCCGAATCGAGAACCATGAAAATGCCTTGGTTGGCGGAGTTAAAATCCGTACCTACGGTAAGGACATCTCCCATATGAGCGTTTTCTAGATGTGGCTCAGTTCCAATACCGTTCCAATTCAAGAACAACGTATGATTGGTAGCGTTGACCTTAAACGAGGTCGTAGAATCGAATCCAATATTGATCGAGTTAAAAGGAAGCGTAACTTCTTCTTCAACCACGTTAGAGTTCTCGATGTAGAAGGAATTGTTGTACCTACGAATGACTCTGAAACGTCCTTGATTCAAGACCGAGAAAGGCGAACCTAAAGTGACCGTATCGCCTTCCGAAACGCTGCTCGAAGCCGAGAATTGTCCAGCAGAGAAGGTCGTACCGACGATTGAGGCACCGCTTACTGTGACCGTTCCCGTTCCACTGTAGCCGAGAGCCAGACTCTGATTGGCAAACGTACCTGTGACCGTAACAACGTTTCCGTTTGCCGCACAGGTAACTTGAGGAAGAGCGGCGATGGTAGCTGCCAGGTTAGCTGCGGTGATCTGGGCCGTTCCGCCGATAGCGAAGTTGGTTCCGGCAATCAAATGAGTAGCACCGACCAGGAAGTTATCGCCAGAGGTAGAGTTCGTAACCAGGGTAAAAGTACCAGACGAGAACTGATTTGCAGCGCTTGGATTCGTGACCTGAATCACCGTGCCGTTATCTGACACGCCAGATACCGGGAAGGTACCGTTGTTTACAGCTTTAGGCATTCCAGAAATCGTGATCAAATCGCCGATAGAGAGTTCGGTAAAGTTCGTATTTCCAGTCAAGATCGTGTACTGGGCGTCGCTAGTTCCACTAACCAAAGAGACGTTGACCGTTCCGCCAGCAGAATCGTTGAAGTTCAGCGGAGACTTGAGGAAGTTTGGAGACGAACCAGTTCCGTTCCAGCTAATACAGACCAGCGAGCCCTGCTTTTCGACCCTGAAGGTGCGACTGCGAGTGCGAACGTGATTTCTTGGCTTACCAAAGTAACGCTGGGTAAGATTTCTTCCAAGCATTTGGATGGTCGTCTGATTAGACGTTGGAGTGTTACCGAGCGTAGTCACGCTGCTATTGGAAGAAAATCCTGCGATTTTATTCTGGAACTGCGTAGCTTGAAGTCTAAACCACTGGTCAGAATGAATGCCTTGGCCGGCAACCGTATCAACGGATGCAGTCATGTAAGTATTGTCGAGACGCTGACCAGAATCCAAGATAGGAACTTGGTATTCATTGCCCAGACCACCGATGATCTGGATGGAACCGCTGGAGCCGAGAACGCTAGTAGCTAGCTCAAGGCGCTGAGCGCGATCGACGAGATTGATCGAGCCAATCGTAGAGAAACCGGTAACGGCCAAGATGGAAATCAGGCGACTGACCTGATCCATAGTGGTTGGGATCAAGCGCACTTCTTCACCGTTATTGAAAGCATATCCGACATCGCTAGAAAGGGCGAGAGGAGTTTTGAATACAAACTGAGGAGAGCCGGTCAAGTTGCTAGACGCGATCCAGTTAATGCCGTCCTTAAGTTGAACGAAACTGTATGTGAAACCGCTGTCTTCCCAGGTACTGAGAACGATCCCGCCTGCACCTGTGATACCGCCATCGTTCACAATCGTTGCTGAAACGTATTGAGATAGGTTGGTATTAACATATGTAGCAACGTCCGCAGCGGTTGTCGTGGAAGAACGATAGAACGAAATAGCTCCATTAATACCGCTAGATTTGTTGGACTCTGCAACTGCAACACCGGTAGGTCTTTGAACCGAGAAAGCCGTTGCCGTTGGAGTAAATCCACTTTGCGTAGATACGCGGAAGATACCATCGTTTGCGGCATTAAAATTGGTCTGAGTGGTAATGTTAACATACTCGCCGCCAGACAGGCTGAGGGCTGGAGCCGTACCCACACCATTCCAGGTGTACGTAACTTGATCAATACCGGCAGAAGGAGTGTTGGCCGTAACCGTAATATTCCACTGCGTAGAAGCGTTGATCGAAGAGTTAACGGCTGTACCCGATGAAAGATTGATCAGAATGTTAACCGTAGTTCCCACGATAACAGTGCTTCCGATAGCCGCATTAGGAGCAGAAGGATAGGCATAACCCACCGTGACCTTCTCGCCGCTTCTTCCCCAACGCGTAGCCCTATACAGAATTGCCGTTTGACTAGGAGTTGGCTTAAGGACCTTCTTCGCGCGCATCAAGACTTTGAAGTTTGAGAAATCAAAAGAACCAAATGCCGAGGTGAAGTTCGCAGTTGAACCAGAGTCTACATCGTATGCATTGAAGTTATACTGATTAACGGCGTAGCCAGTATTGGTGATACCGCGACGATAGAATGGGATCGTGAAACTTTCGTTACTTGGGTCATTGTCAAGGACGACAACAGCCGTATCTTGGCTACCGAAATCAAGAGGATTTGCAATGAAGAAACGATCGATCGAACGGAGACGGCGAATATCTGGCTGGCCTACGACACCAATGGTCGTGCCGGAAATGGATGTTTCCTGTGTGTGCTCGCCATAGGGCTGGGCATCTCTAACCGATCCATAAGGATGGAGTACACAGATCAGTTCGTTTGGATCGCGGTTAGCCAAGGAAACTGCGGAGGTAAACGAAGTAATGTAGCTATCGATTGGATCAGCGGCAGATCCGGCAGCAAAAGAAGAATGCAAGAAAACAGGAAGCTGTGCTTCGTAGTCACCACTGTCATAGAAAGCGATCAAAGAGTCTTTGCTTTCATCAGACGTATTCGACGTAAAGCCAAGCAGCTCGCCTTGCGTATCGGCGGTAATAACCATAATGGAACCGGTGGTATCCATAGTGGTCGTGTTGATGGACAGGTAAAGCTCTTGCACAACGCTGAATTGTACGTTGCTCGTTTGAGCTTGAAGCTCTTGAGCAATTTGATCAAGGGTTTTATTGCCCGCAGCAACTTTGAATTTCTGAGGAGCATTGACACTTCTGAGAACCGTAAAGCCATTCAAAAATACGATGCCGGCAGTAGTTACGATGGCAGCATATTCGGTAGGCGTAATGACCACATCAAGTGTATTGGCTCCAACTGCATTGACACGGCCTTCGATGCGATCGGAAGCAGATGGAAGCTCTGCCGACCACACGATCACGTAATCGCCTGGCAGGACGTTTGCGAATGCATTTGAAACAGAAGAAGTGTATCTGATCGTATTTGCAGCTGGGGTAGAAACTGCGAGGTTCGTATTGGCAACAACTCCGGTTGCGATGATGGTGCCTGGCGCATCAATGAGAAGCCAAAGATGTGCGTCCGAAGGAAGAGTAATACTTCCGCCAGAAATAGAATCACCAACAATAGTTCCCTGCGTATCGTTCGTACCTGCACTCAGGTTATCGCCCTTTTCCAAAGGAGTAACGAGTTGGAATTGCGCAGTGTTGCGATCCAAAGTAAAGTCTGACGCCGCGCCCGTTTCCGACAGACCCAGGCTAGAAGAGAACATGCCCTTATTAACCAAGGTGGACGATGGGTCGATAACAATTTTTGCTCTATCAGAAGCATCTAGGTTAGAGGTGATTTCAAGCTGCTGGCCAGAAATAGTAACCGTCACGCCCGTAAGCTTTGCATTGAGCACTTGTGCCCAAGATGCCAAAGAGTTCGTGGCAGCGACGCTTGTGTAAAGCTGAGTCGCCAGGAAATCAGAGTCAAGAATCGTGTACGTGATGGAAGCGGTTCCATCCACAGCCAAAATGAGCGTATCGCCATTTTGAATGGCGTTAGACCACAATTGCTGAGTTTGGCTAAACACCGAGGCGGTAGAGCCATCTTTCGAAAGAGGAATGCGGTTCTTGTAAATACGAATGGTCTGAACCAAATTCGATGGGAAGCCCATCTGAACAGATGCATCGCGCCCAGATTGAAGCGTTGGAACGATAGTTTGAATGCTATCATGTTCCTCAGCTTTTGCGCGGATAACCACGTAAAGACCGCCACCCGCCGTTGTAGCTTCAAAGCCCAAGGAGGTGTCGGCGTTGATCGAAGCCGTAACTTCAAACGCTGTTGCGCCACCTGGGGAACGGAAATCGGAAGTGGAGAACGTATGTTGATACGTAATACCGCCAACGACCACTGCGAGAGTGTCACCGCCGATAAGATCAAAAGGGGCAGATAGGGTGGTTTGCAGATACGCCTTAGCTACTGGAGCTTGGCGTCCACCTGTCTGGAGAGAGAAGAACTGTTCGCCACCAATAGCACTATCGACGATCGATTCAATACCGACGCCAGCGCTTTTTTCTTCATAGCCATTGCCGTCGTCCACAAAAACGATCGCAGAACCATCGGTGTTGATCTGCAGCGAATCGCTAACGATAGTAGCCTGCTCGTCAGAAGGAGTTGCGCCGATCAAAGCCGCTTTAACAGCAGTGGCCGTTCCCAAACCAGTCGAAGCGAGTGCGTTTTTAACGCGAACGCGAAGCTGGTCATCAGTTTCGCTATCTGCGCCAGTAGTGAAGGGAAGTGGGTTAGTAACGGTTGCACCGTTAAAAGGAGGAGCAGAGAATGTCTTAATAGCGCCCGATGGGACGTTACCAGCCGAACCTGGGTTAAGAGCCGTAACGGATACACCGTCAACTTCGGTTTCGCCGTCAAGTACGACAGCTGCCGTGGTTACGGAGTACTGGATATCAGAGCTTGCGCCAACGCCTGGAGAGTTTACGATGGCATTAGCAGGGACGGCGCGATTGCCGCCTTGAGCCAGAATGATCGTCTCGCCAAGGTTATGGAACTTGGTAGTTGGATTGGTCAACGTGAAGATCCAATAACCACCGTTTTGGACTGGAGCAACTGAATAAGGAATGGGACCTTCAACGTTTGGAGTACCGCGACCCAGATAAAGGCTTCCACTCGAAGGGAACTTAGAAGCGTCGCTAACATTGATCGTAGTCGAGCCGATATTTGGGGGATTCAGGCCAGAATAGATCTTGGTCGAAATCTTGGTAAAACTGACATCGACAACGTTCACCAAACCAGTCGTTGGACGGGCAGAAATAGGAACGATACCGTTTTCAGTAGCCAGGCGCTTCAGGGAGTCGCCGGTAGCTCTATCTACCGAGAAATCCTTAAGGATCTGGAACACGTCCCCGGACGAGCGGGCTGTGGCCAGCGCTACGACTTCAAAGAAGCTCGTAACTGCCGAACCGACGTTAAAATCGTTAATACCAACTTTGGCAGCATAGGCCGACAGCATGTCGGACAAAATTTGCTCATAAGACTGTGGTTCTGGGAGATCAGATGCCATATTTTACCTTCACAGTAAAGATTATGCCCTTATATATCATTAAGCAGCCGCAGTCAGATTATAAGAAATTGGGAAAACTCCCGTTTGGTTTGGCATACTTACGGCTACATTGAGGGTAAGGGTCGGACCATTGACGACAATCTGGAACTGTTCGATCTGAAGGAAGCGAGGATCCTGCTTAATCATGTTGTTCACCGCATTATAGAGATTCTGGAGATCAACATCGGACACCGAACTGCCAACACGCACGTTCAAACCAAAGGTAGGATGTGTCAAAACGGTACCTTGGAAGGTACTGAATTTGATCATAAGTGCTTGAACTATATTAGTAATTCCGCTTGCGACACGGAAATCGCCATAGTTGTTAACGGCGATATCGCCCGTTTCAGTCAAAAGCCAATCGACCTTACTTAGGCCCGTAAGAGGGTCGCTGGTCGTCGAAGGAGGAGCGATGATGTTTGCACCCTTAGTGACTGGAACATCACTAGGGATAAAAATCTTCTGCTGGCTATTAACCGTTCCTGGCAAGTAGGCCTGGAGGTAAGCGCTATCGGCCAAAACGAAGTTGTCGATGTTGGCCAGACCGTCCAGGGTGATCAAAAAGCTGGTTTCGGAGAGCTGGTCGATATCAAGAACCGTGCGCGCCGATGGAACCTGCGTGGTACTCATCAGAATAATTCTTTGGCCAATGTACAGGTTATCGTCGCTTTCGATGGTAATTTGACGCCCCGTAGCATTCGAAAGAAGAGGGTACTTAAAACCATTCTCGTCGATGTAAGGATCGCGAAGGTTGTTCAGGGTGGCGATTTCAAGCCAACGCTGAGCATCGCCAAGATACTTCTGAGCGATACCCTCGATGCTCTTACCAAATGGGACCGGTGCAAGGATCTTGGAAGTTGGGGTCTGGAATGGAATCTGAGAAGTGGCCGCAAGCGATGCAACGTAGTCTACGCTGGAAACACCGGAACCCGTGGTTGTCGTGGATCCAGGAATGGTGCTAACAGCAAGGCCCGTAATGTTATCGTCCACCTGAGTGGTAGCGGTCAAAATGTCATAGCCCTGCATGGCATCGTAGAGAGTTTGCAAAATAGCGTACTCGTCCAAAGTCACGGGTTGAATGCGTGGCGTAGGAGCTGGCTGACCATAAATTTGGCTGTAGAACGAGTTACCTGTACCAAAGCTGTTCGACAGCTGAAGAGAAAGGGTTTGGATAACCGAACGATACTGCTTAAGTTGAGCAACTGTGGTCTGGGATGCTTGCTGAGTCAACGTGACGATGTACTTACGTTGAGCATTGTTTAGCTTAAGCGAAGAAACCGGAATCAGACTCAGCAAAGCAAGGTGAGCTTGAGGGTTATTGAAAATATCGTTAATAGGACCAAGCAAAAGGTTCACAGATGCATTAGTACCTAATTGACCCCTAGATCCTGCGTTCGATTGTCCACCGCTCAAGGTAACGCCAGGAGTACCTGGAATACCGTTCGCAATGACTGGTGTCGGATTCTTAGACACAACCGAAGGGTTACTGGTAACAGCAGATAGGGACAATCCTTCGATCTGCTTCAATGCATTCACGATGGCGTCCACATCTGCTCGAACTTGGGGGTCAGAACTGATGGAGCGGATAGAATCTTTCAAAACCACCACGGATTGCGCTATAGAACTCGAATAGTCCTTAATGATGTTCGATGGCAAATCAGCCGCAGCGATTCCCACGCCCATTAAATCTTTGATAAAGAGCGCAGTCTGCCTAAGAACGGTCAAGGGCGTTTCTACGTCCGAGCGGACGGCGCCAATCAAATTCAAACTTGAACTACACGTAGCTCTAGCAAGGGCAATCGTACTGAGAAGTCTCTGTAGAATGCCAGGACTGATTGGCTGAACGGTCGAAGGAGCCCTTTGTGAAGGCTGATCGAGATCGATGCGTCTCCAGGCCTTAAACTGAAGCGAATACAGGTACTCCATTGGCTTTGCGGCGTTTTGCTGCCAATTGTACTGCATCGGAGTAACAATGAAAGACTGATTCTGCTTTGGAATATCAAAAACCAAACGCCAAGAGGCGTTCTTTGGATCTTTCTTTGCCTCGGCGTACTGTTCCAGGAATTGCTGAAGCTGTAAGGCCATCCAATAGCCCGTGCTCGACGGTCCGTTAACGGAAACTTCTGGGCGGATCGACGTAGGTTTGTTTGCAGCGCTATTACCGGTTGCCGTGTTGATGACGCTATTGACGGATTGAACTACAGAGCCCAATGCCTCGATGGTTCCGCCAAAAAGGGACTGGAGAACGGTTGGGGTCGATGGAGGCGAGGTCAAATTGGCACGATAAGGCCACACGCCAACGGATCCAGATGCGCTGATCAGCTTAAATTTGACTCCGTTGTGCTCTTCGATGATACCGCGAAGGGTTGGGGTCGTCGAAATGGCAAATTGGTCCGTAATTGTCAGCTGATTAGGAGAAATGGGTAGGGTAAAAATCCAGGAATTGGTCGAAGGACCCTTCTCGAAGTCCACGACGGCGATATCCGTGCCCTGGCGAACCGTGATTTGAGGAGGAACAAGACCACCAGACGTACCTGACACGATCTGATTGTTCGTAATGTCAACGACCATCAGTCGATAAGGGAATAATTCGTCCCATCTATCTGGTTTTATTACCAAAAATGGGAAGAATGCGCTTTGGATGTTCGAATTTTGGTAACCCCAAGGGACCGCAACCGGTCCGGCGTTATTTTTCTTAGCAGATACAAGTCCAGCTGCCGATTGAATCGACTGAACAATGCTATCTAAGCCAAAACCTGAACTGAAAGAATCGCCAAAAGACATACAAGCCCTCTTGCTTAAGATTGTGGGGTCAGCTCGGACCTGTCACCTGTGATATATCATCGTTATGAAAGCTATTCTCTTAAAGATTGTTAATTACCTGATTACTTTACTTGCCCTGGCAACACTGTGCTCTTGCTGCTCTGGACCGAAGCTAAAAACGCATCCAGAATATAAGGGTGTGGATCCTACGCTAAAGCCTTATGTGGACGAATATTTGGGGCTAAGTACGCGTAAAAACATCAAATTTTTCCATGACGTCACGGTTGGGTTCAAAAAAATTAACTACGGAAACGTCGTAGGTATTTGTAATTATGGGCTTAATTGGCGAGAGATCGACGTAGATAGTGATTTTTGGAATAATGCTACATCGGCTTCAAAATTAGCCATGCTTTTCCACGAGTTAACCCATTGCTACTGTACTCGCGGGCACGATTACGGGAAAAATCTCGATTATCCCGAAACAGAAGGGGCTAGGATTGCGCGAGCGCTTCAATGGCAGCAAGAAGGTGGCCCGCGCCCAGGCTATTGGGACGATGGGTGCCCTACAAGCCTCACGTACCCGGTCGTCGTAGACGACAACTGCCTCTATGCTCACTATAACCAGTATATAGATGAAATGTTTGATAGATGCCGATCTTGGTGATACCATCAATAGCATGATGAAGCTAATTAAGAAAAATAGGCGCGCTAAGGATTGTGGGGTCGTCGCTGCTTTCAATGCGGCATCTTGGTGCAATAAATACCAGCCGTATAGTGCCATTGAAAAGCAGGCCGCCTCCTGCGGATACAACAGATCCAAGGGCATCTACAACTTTCAATTTTCAAAGCTGCTAAAAAAGCTCGATCTTCCGGCTAAAAAGGTCTGGCTTAAGAGCGTAAAGCACTTAGAGTCCAACATCTACCTGGGCAAATTTTACGCCCTGCTCTACAGGCCAGCCGGATACGACCTTGGACACGTAATTGTCACCTTTTTGGACCACAAAGGTATCATCAGGGTGATTAATCCAGATAGCCAGCGCCTGACTTGGGACGATTTGGCAGCAGAAATTCACGCCAACGGGATGTGCGAATTCCACGTCTACGAAATCCCTGGTCGCCACCATTTCAAAGCAGAACGAGCATGATGACCCCTGATGAAGTTAAAAACGTAGTTCTCGTGTATAACCATCTTATCGATAGAGAAGATAGGGGATGGGACGAATTAGACGAATTGATCTGTTACCTAGAATACCTAGATGACGACCAATTACACCGCGAGGCTGATGTCCTTTACTGCGAACACGCGAAAGGCAAAGTTAGGTGCCCGCAGGATCACAAGGTCTCTAACTGCTTCATCCCTAAACTGGTAGATGCAGTGTTTTCGATTATGGAGATCTACAAAGAAACCAATCAGCTGCACGTCAAAAACAGGTACATTCTTGAGTACTACCTGGCGATGAGTAAGGCAGAAATTGTTCCTGTCGAGTATCAATGAATCCTAAGCGGTTCGACTCGTAAGTTGTTCAAGATCTTCCTGGCGTTTCTTTTCTGAGATTCCGTACCTTCCGTAAGCTGCTTCATACTTTCTTTCAAGATCTTGTCGTAGAACTTGTTCGCAGTCGTCTTATCGAAAAAATAATCCCCATCGATGTTAAAAAGCTGCTTACCGGCCACAATAACGTAAGTGGTCGCTTCAACGGATTGAATCTGCTCAAACGTATATTGCCTATACGGCCTCTTTTTTCTAGGCATGGCTTAAAAGAAAAGTTTGATAGTGAGAATGGTGCTTAGGTCGAAAAGCGTATGGCCAAGCATCACGGTTCCAAACCCATATTTCTCTCCCAAACGGATTGAATAAGGGATGTAAAAACTGAGGGCGCAAGCAGCCAGCAAGCCCTGATAGACGTGCCCCAAGCCAAACTCGATCATGACCATGCCGAGCAAGGCATAGTAAATGGGTTTAAGCCATTTATTATCACCTATCCATTTTCTGATTAAATAGAGCGGAAGGCCGTGGCAAGCATCTTCCCAAAAGACCGTGAGGGTGAGCGGCCAAGGGATCATGGACACGTTCTTGGCCATCTGGATCACCTGAGGGCTTTTGTGAAATATAGCGAACAGCACTACCCTATATAGGGTAAGTATGCCTAAGAATCTGATCCAGTACAGGATGGCTTTCTTTTCGATCCTCACCTCTTTTTTGTGACCCGAACCAATGACTGCGGCCAGGACGCCAGCACCAAGGAGCCAATAAGGGTACATGTTCAAAATCATGCTTTTCATATCCATAAAATACCTACGAGATAGTACCTGCGCCTGATCCAGCCCCTGGAATGGGTCCTGGTGGCGTAGGGCCGGTGAATGAGCCAGAAATGGCAACCGTGCCAGTTCCAGAAGAAAGAATGTTATTTGCGATCCCAGTACCGATAGCGGTGGCCAGGTTAGTTTTGTTTACGCCGACAGCGCCCTGAGCAGAAAGTTCAGAATCGATATTTGAACTCATTTGGGCGGCAACGACTGCGATGCTACCAGGAACCACAGTGCCGCTGCCTGAGAAAACTGGGGCATGAGTAGAACTAAGAGTTGCAGCGCTAGACAGATGAGTAACAACTGCATCCATAATGGCCTGCATCATCTTATCTGCATTAACGCCTCTACTACTCATAAGAGATAGAGCGGTAGATTTCATTATAGCCGAGGACAGACCTTGAATTCCGGTTCCAGTGCCAACGCCAATGCCAGGTATTAAACCGACGTCAGCCGTAGTAAACGCCTTACCAACAATGGATTCCACAACGCCCTTTCCAATGGCATTGCAGAACTTAGACAAATTGGATCCCACTGCACCTTGAGCGGCCAGATTTGCTTGAATCAGCGATGCTAGTGTGGAAGCGGAAAGAGCCATGTTATCCTGATTTCACCGTAGGAACGCCCGTTGTAGGAACGCCGAAAATGGTATCGATCACCGGATCTGTAACCGTCGTAAGGATCATGCCGGATTGACCGTTGAGATTGATCTCTGAAGCCTGAACGACCGTTTTGCCGCTAGAGGTGAGGTTACAGTCGCCGCCAACTTGAACGTTAGCATCGGCTCCGATTTGAACGTCAGCTTTGCCGTCCACGTTTACCGTGGCATCTCCGTTAACGGTGATGTTTACATCGCCCTGGACGTTAATGTTCAGATCCGTATCGGTTGTGATGTCGATTTCATCTTTAGCGTTCAAAGTAACAACGCCACTTCTGTCCATTCTGAAAGTAATCGTATCGTGATCGACCTGGAACGACCCATCCGTCTCGATTTGGATAGTGGTATCGCCCTGAGACTCGTCGATGACTTCGCCATCGTTATCGGTAGCGCCTTTAAAGACCAAGGACGTACTGCCATCGGATTCAACTTTGACTCGAACACCGTTATATTCGCCTTCCAGGTGCGGATCGCCGTCTTGAAGGGTCGTTTCCCTATCTGGATGAGCAAGGGAGCTAATAATAATGCCCGTATCGGACATACCGTTTAAGCAAAGTAAGAGGACGATAGCTCCGTTTTGCTTTGCAAAGTCTGGGGTGACGCCGTCGCCGTCGTTTCTTTCCATCTTTCTTAGATTTGCTTCAAAAAAGTCGGCAACGGATCCAAAAGAAGAGGATGCGAGGCAATGCTTGTAAGTGATTGTGGTAGATCCCTGATCTTCGTTCTGCTCAAAAGACATCACGTCGTATTCTGGGAATAGACCGTTCAGGTTGTCGTCATCATCAATAGGATAAGACTCCATGATGATGCCAACTCTAAGAGCGGTATTCTGAAAGGTTTTCTTGAAAGCTTCAAACTTAGGATTTGAGCCACCGCTCAAAAGTCCATGAGGCAGAACTGTTCCATTAGGCAAAACGTTACTCACTGTCATCCTCCGAATCCTGCGGTGAACTGATTACTTGACCGGGTTGGGCAAAAGGTTGGTCGCCGGCATTAATTTCTGAATCAGATGGCGATGAACCAGATGTTCTATACGAAACATCCTGCTCTTCAGAGACTCCTGGGAGCACACCGTTACCGTTTTCAAAATTAGACTGTCTGTTTCTGTAGGCGCTGGTATGGATCATTTCTGGGTAAGAAAGTGCCGTTCCAAAGTTAGCCAAAGAGACGCCGTGGCTTAATCTCAAGATCGTTCTAAAGATCTTATTGCCCTGAGCGGGTTCGATGCTACAGACGTGGTTAACTTCTTCGATGTGATAGACGTTGCCATTATATTCGAAGTTGTCCCCTACAGCGATTGGGTCTACGATGCCCGCGCACTCAATAGTTCCATTGAACTTCAAGTGCTCACCGATCACCGCATCGCCAACGATAAGCGCGCAGCGTCTTCCAATGTTCTCGTCGTTCGTAATGGTAAGGTCTTCGAAGGAAGTGGTTACGACCATTGGCCTCAAGCCACTTCTAGAGACATCGTTAATGTCGTAAACGTAGTTCTTTGAACCCGTTTGCGCGGACATGTACGCTTCCTGCTTACCTGGATCGGTAGGAGGTTGAGCATAGTACTGGACAAAATTAATACGTGCCGCTTCATCACGTCCCAGGTCGGTAGAGATGATCAGTCCCGAACTGACCTTCCAGCGAGGAAGGTTCAAGAAGTAGGTAACTTCGGCATCGATATCAAAGGGGTCATCACCAAAAGACTCAGAGGTGAAAGGGATTTGCCTAAAGATAACCGTAGGCATCACGTATCCAGAAGGAGAGATTTTGAAACAGGTATAAAGCTCATTGAGAGGAGCATTCACGTACTGATTCAGAATTGACCAAGCGTTTAGTTGGTTCCAGTACTCAGCCTTGAGCAGAGAAGTGCCTGCGCAAGGTTGATCGGTATAATAGAATCGGTCTACGGCTGGCGTGACCAAATTAGAAGGGTTGGTGCCAGTAGCCAAAGAGGAATTGGCAGAGCCGCTGTATTGCTGAATGCCAAAAACGTAATTGTAGATGTCCTTAGCCGCTTCAGTGTTCTGAACGCCAAGTAACGTTCCTACCTGCTGAGGGATGTAAAAATGAACATTTTCTGTAACCCTAATACCATCAATAGAAGTAACGCCCTGATCGCTAACGCCGACGCCAATAAAGGACTGGATCAAGTGCTTGATCAGATCTTGGCAAAGCGGATTGGTATCTGGGTTAATCAGTTGAGAGTAATCCGTACCAATATTAGTCACAAAAAGGAGGTCGTCCTTGTCGCTTCCCTGATTGTCTCTGCGCAGGTATGGGTTAAAATAAATGGAATTGTTGAATTCGGTAAATCCGAAGCCGGTGATGTGAACCGTCAACGACTTATTGCCATTGGCGTCAATACCTAGCTTCTCTCGCACACTTTGAACTTTGAAGAGGCCCTTAAAGCCATCGCTCTGTCTGTTAATGGCCGTATTGGTATTGTTTCTAACCGTTTCCACAATCCTACGCGCATCGACTTCCCAATTGAGCATGTTAACGAAAACAAAGTCTCCAGGTGCGATAGACGTGGTATAGTTTACATCGGAAACTTTAAGGACGGCTTGCATGGAAGGGGTAAGCGTACCCTTGTTGACGTTCACAGACAGGTTAATGCAATCGTTTTCCACCACAAGCGGCGAGCGCACCGACAGCAGCTCGTCTCCACTACCCGTTGAAGGGATGGCTCTGAGCGTGTCTCTCACGTTCCAGCGAATAAAGGTCAACACCCATGCCGGACTGGTCTGGTGGATGAAGTTAGATTCGCTATCATTGGTTCCATTGGGACCGATGAATTTAATGAAAGCTTGAGACATTTATTGTCCCCTTGGCTTATTAGCTTGAGGTTGAATGAGAGGGGTTAGAACTTCTGCATTGGTAGCGCTACCCCTTGGAAGCTCAGCTCTACCCGTATTGGCGATCTTATTCAGAGACGCAGCTGCGTCAGCCGCTGCCGTATTCAGCTCTTTAGTCTTAGAAATGTTTTGCTCAATGGTAGAGTACAGATCCATAAAAGCTTTTCGAGCTTGATCGGCACCTTCAGAATTTGCAGCTTGAAACTTGTCACCAATTCTGCCACCGGTTTGATCGAGTGCTTGCTGAGCAGCAGCTTTGCTAGGAGCTTTACCGCCAGCGTAAGTGCCGTTACCAAAGATAAGGCCGCTAACGTCGGCTTCACTTTCAAACTTATTGTAGCCTTCAGATTTTTCCATCTGATTAATTCTTTGCAGCTTTCCGTAGTCCTTGACGATATTTTCAGGCAACGCGCCTTGTTCGCCAGGCATCTTGTTCAGTCTTTCGGTGAACTCAGATCCAGATAGCTTGTTTTCGGAAGCGTACTGTTTCAACCTACCAACGATGTCCGTGGCTTCTTTTCTTCTTCCTGGAATCAAAAACCTAGACGCATCCGTTCCCTTCTGAAGAGCTTCTAGGATCTTTTCGGGAGTGGTATGAGCCTGAATTGCATATGAACGAAGAAATGGACTATTCGCTTGCAGCTGATCTGGACGTGCAGCCAAAAGTTCTGTGAGATCACCAGTTCCGAACTGACTCAGAATGGGATTCTTCATGGCTTCCGTAAAACGAATCGCTCCACGGCGTCCGCCGACTTGGGAACCGCGTTGCTGCTCACGCTCGTAAGCGTTGTCTGCAGCTTCTACGCCCTTATTCGTTCTTTCGCCCAAGAAGGAGCCGAGTTTAGCGACTAGCTTTTCCTGGTCTTCCGCATTGCTTGCGCCGGAACGACCGATGATATTAGCCGCCGATTGCGTGAACCTTCTGTTCTCTTCAGCAAAATCAGTATTATCTAGACCGATCTTGAAAGCTTCAGACATGATGCTGATCGTTGCTCTCTTAGTAGACTCTGGAGACTGAATGGATCCGCTCATTGTGCCCAGAACAGAAGAGGTGTTGGTCAAACCAGCTCTTTCCATCTGATTACCGAAAGTAGCATTTCTGCCCATGCGAGCCGATCCGCCTGCGCCAACAATGGATTGAGCCATGTTAGCGGCTTGTTCAGGCATAAATCCAGCCGAGGTGGCTTGTTGCTTAAAGCTGTTAAGACCTTGGTCGTTTAATCCCAACGAGCGCTGAGTATTTAGATCGTTTTGACGATCCTTTTCAAACTTCTCAAGCACGGCCTTTTTCTGCGGGTCTTGCTCTTTAAGCGCTTCATAATTTTTTGCTCTATCAGCGCCCTGTTGCTGTGCAATCAAAGAATTGTACGCGTCTTGATGCTTTGCACCAAATTCCCCAGGAAGCATTCCGAGCATTCTTTCGCGAGTACGATCGCCAAGCATGAGGCCAGCACCTGCACCAATACCGCCAATTGCGCCGCCCAAAAGACCGCCGGCAAGCGTACCTGCGCCTGGCAAAACAGAACCTGCGGTTGCTCCGTAAGCTGCACCGGCTCCGATGCCACCTAGGATGCCGCCGAAAACTTTAGTCGAATCAGAAACCTTATTGCCTTTAGCTTGCTCAGCAGCCATGCCACTTGCTTGGCTTCTTTCGCGCATCCACTGAGCTTCGAATGCCGAACGACCATTATAAATGTTTTCCGTGTCCTGACCAAGGGTGCCCGCGATGGCGCTACCTTTTGCTTGCTGACCAATGGCCTGGGACTGCTGCATGGTATTGTACAGACCGCCGCCCGCTATGGCCAAAGAGCCGATGCTGCCCATGGCGCCACCGACCATGCCCATAGGGTTGGCCTTAACGGCACCTGGAATATCCTTCATGGTATTCCAGATACCGCGATCCTTCATGTTCTCGCCAATTTCTTTCCAAGAGGAAGGAGTGACTGAACGACGAGCATCTAACGCCTGACCGATAACGGCTTCGCGCTGCCGCTGGAGTTCTTTTAAGCGACCATTGTTTTCTTCCACACGAGCGATTTTGGTCTTGAGATCTAACTCTTCTTTGGCGCTCTTAGAAACAGCCTGAGCCTGCTTGGCTGCCATTTCTTTCATTCTGACAAGGCCATTTTCGGACTGGAAAAGCTTGTCTTGAATAGCCAGAGCGTCCTTATTGGCCTTCAAAGCGGCTTCATCTTGTTGCGCATGAGTGCCTTTTAGCTTAGAGAGGTCTTTTTCATGTCTGGCGATTTTGCCATCCATTTTCTTGGCTTCAGGGCTGCCTTCTGGTAGTTCTTTTGACTCTTCTTTCAGTTCGGCGATCTTCTTTTCTTTCTTGGAGATCTTGCCGCTAGTCTCCTCTCGTTCGCCGGAAAGTTCCTTAGCTTTATTGATCGCTTCAATTTCCTGCTTGCGCATGCCCTTTTGACTTTCCTGGCTGCGCAAAATCATCTGATTGAGCTTATCTTGCTTATCCACATCAGCGCGGGCGTTTTGAGAAACTTCTTCTTTTTTCTTTTTCAGATCATCAAGCTTATTTTCTCTTTGATCCATGACCTTAGTGAGCTTATCCTGTTTTTTTACCTCGTCTCGAATGTAAGTATCGAGATCTCTTCGAGTTTTCTTAACAGTTTGGTCGTATTGGTCCTTAGTGACCGGCTTTCTTGGATTTTCGATGCCCGCTGCCGCCATACGATTCTCGGTACGGCGCTGCTGACGCATATTGTCAGTAGGCGTGTATAAGCTTTTTAGCTTATTCTGCATACCTTCCACGGACTTATCGAAGTCCTGGGTGTTAAATTTCGCACTAATCAAAAGCTCTTTCTTCATATAACAAAGATTCCGATGGCTTACAGATAGCCTCGTTTGGTTATATCATAAGGTTATTGCATACTTAGACGGTCAGGTAATAAAGATTGACTGTAAAAGCGGAACATGGCACGGTATGATTAGGAGAAATAGCATGGCTAAGAAGAAAAAGACAACTAAGACCAAAAAGGCCGCTGTCATCAGGCGCACTCCCATCACCAAAGAAATGCACCTAAAGCATCTCATCGCTGTAAGCAGGAAAAACGATTCCGGCATTGGTACCGACCTAGACCTGTTTTTCTCCCAACAGGCCGAAAGGCTTGAAAAAGAGCTAGCAGAATACAGGCGGGCCAATGGAAAGCGTTAAGGCTTACGGTAAAGTCTGGCTGTTCTTTCTGAAGACATTCGGAGGCGCTTACCTCCTTGGCTCGGCATGTCTTGGAAGTCCATTCGCCTGCTATCTCCTATTTTGCGCGTTTGTCATCGCAATCGCTGGCCCGATAATGGTCGGCATGAAAGACACTAAATGAGAAAACTCTTATTATTTCTAGCACTTATTCCCAGTCTATGCGTTGCCGATGAAGGTTTTCTAGGATACGGACTAGGTATCCTACATGACGCAGATCACTCGTTTAGCCAAAATAAGTACGCCGAAGTGGGCTACCGAGAAGAGATATGGTATGGAATTTATTGGCAAAACAAACTTGGCTACTGGGGAGAGAATTCTCCTGACACCAGTCGCAAAGCGAGTTTCTGGGGCTCTTCTGGACTGGGACTCAAAGTAGACCTAAGCCCAGTTGAATTCCGAAGCGGATGGGGCCTGGCGGCCATTACAAGGCCAGATTCCCAGCTGGGCGGCGCCTTCCCTCAGTTCAATGGAGAATTCTACGTAGGAGTCAGAGATAAGCACGATAACGGCATTGGGCTCCAGTACGAGCACATTAGCAGCGCCGGTATCTGGAAGCCAAACGAAGGGCGCGACTTCATCACCCTTCAATTGAGTCAAAAGTGGTGAAGTATGGCAATGCATCCTATACAAGTAACATTCCATCCACAGTATAGCGGCCCTGACGGCACTCCACTTCATTCAGCGCCGGTAGATGGACAAATTTTTGTCGAATTTTACCAAGGAACCAATAAAGCTCACAGAACTTGGCAGTGGCGCACTAGACCGACGGTTTTCGGACGTTTGTCCGATTGGGAACTTATTGGTGAAAATACCGATCCGAACTTTGCTCTTGAACCCCATCGCGAAGAGATTAAATGCGAGTGCGGCTCAGAATCAGTTGGCTCCCCTAAACACTCTACATGGTGCAAAAAATTTAATCATACGACATGAATAATGAATCAGCTACTTCAGCAATTTGCCTTATCGGTCTTTTCGGTATGGTCTTCGGGGTACTTTTAATTGCCTACGAGGACGGTGTACCTATGAACCGTTGGAGAAAATTACGATGTGGGATCGGCTGGCACAAAATGGCCATAAGATATGGCGGAGCTAAAATTCACAAATTCTATTGCCAGTTTTGTAGGAAACCAAGAAAACATCCGCCGCTAAAAGTTATTGACGGCGGTAACAAATTTAAGGATAATAAGTATACCTTTTAGGAGAATAAGATGGATACCAAAGAATATGTACAAAACGCGCTCGTAACCGAATCTGCAAATTTCGAAGCCATCTCTGGTCGCATGGGAACCAGCGAGAACATCCGATTGCTTCATGCCGCGATCGGCCTTTGCACTGAATCTGGCGAAATCCAGGATCAACTCAAGAAGGCTATTTTTTACGGAAAGCCTCTGGACAAAGTCAATCTCGCAGAAGAGCTGGGCGACCTATTTTGGTACATGGCCATCATGTCAGACGCCCTTGGGGTTAGTTTTGCCGATATTATGGGCAAAAATATCGCCAAGCTTAAAGCCCGCTATGGCGACAAATTTACTGAAAATGCCGCTCTTCACAGGGATATCCCTGCCGAAAGAAAGATTCTCGAATCACAAGAGCCTCGGCTGCATGGTGCAACCACGGCTACTATCCGTGAACTTGAAAGGAACCAAAAATGAAGTACCCTTACCTGATTCTTATCGTTCTTATGCTTACTAGCTGCGCTACTGGCCCTACCGAATACGCACTGGGCTGTCGCGCTGGAGTTAACCAAGTCTCTGAGGACTTGCGCGTACAAGGCGTCCATGGAACCGTGAACCCTGAAGCTCGCGACCAAAAATGCGACGAGCTTTCTAGAGCATATCAAACTGAAAAAAGAGTCGAAAGACAGTCAGCGGGACATGGAAAGCCATGACCAGTAGAGATTTCGCTTATTGGCTTCAAGGATTCTTTGAGATCTCTGGAGCCACAGAAGTTACTCCCGATCAGCTTAAAGTGATTCGAAATCATCTGAATATGGTTTTTAAGCATGAGATCGATCCTTCCCATGGAAATGCGGAACATCAAAAGACATTGGCCGCAATCCACAAAGGATTGACGGGCAGTATTGGAACTGAATCTCTGATCAATTGTTAGCAAGTTGGTGCGGCGGCGTGGAGAGACACGCTACACTGTGAACGAGCGTAGTTAGTACCTAACCAGTCCTATGGGAATTCTACCGGGTAGCAGGAAGAGGGCTTTTGGCAGTCGGTGAAAATCCGGCCCGCACCTCAATAAATTGTAGGAAATACGTGAGGGGTTGAAAGTGTCCCCTCTCAAGGATCGCTAGAAGCCGTGCGAAATTCTTCGGCTGAAAACTGTACCGACTAGCCTACAATTAATAGCGGAAATTCGGTTGAGCCTTCGATGGATGATAGGACCACCGCCGCTATGAGGTTGGGATCCCAACCTCGGAGAATAAGTAAGTGGTGCCCAGAAGGTGGTTCGCCTGGGTTAAATGAGAACCCTTTAGGTAAAAAACGCAGCCGCTTATTTTTCTTTGATCTCTTTAGTCGCCTCTTTCTTGCGCACTTCGTATTTGCGCTTGAAACGACCTTTGGTATTGCCGGACCATCGATGTGTTGTACAGATAGTACAACGAACGCTACGCTTTGACTTTTTTCTTTTGTGATGCGCCATACTCTGCAAGCTCCTCGCGAATGACCTTACGACCCTTCTGACGCTCTTTGCGCTTGGCTTTCTTTACATCAGAATCCTGATAGCCATCACACGACATATCGATAGCGTCGATACAAATTTTAGCAGTTTTGAGTTTATCTACTTTATGAGGCATAAAAAGGACCTTGTGGTAGACCTCCGTACAAGGATAAACGGATTACTTCATCGAAGGCTGAAGCGCCATCAGGTAACCCTGATTGTCAAAAATGTGGAGCTGCTGGGAGTTGCACCCAGGTATTCGGATCACTGGCGGCGGGGTACCTACATTAACGTGTTCACACTGCTGAAATACTGTTAGCCTTTAACTACGCTCTCCCGTGCGTATGACCAGCTTAAGATCCGAGCGAAAACTACTCAGCCCCTACTAAGATTGGCTCATAAAGCGTTTAAAGGATTCGTTTAAATCGCCGCAAAACTTGAGCGCATCTTCCCTGCAGGCAGCTTTCTTATCATCAGTAGGGTACTCCGAACAGGCCTTTTGGGCATGGGTTAAACACCCGTATTCGGCGGCATAACCGTACCCTTCCAAATTACGAAGGTGTTGATGCTTTACGCCAGCCCTGTAAGAATGCAAACCAACGAGTAAAACCACTATTGTGAGTAAAAGTCTCATTTTTTCAACTTTCCTTCTAAAATCATTTCTTTGAACTTGTCTTTCGATATTCTCTTAGGATCGGCACGACGTAACCAGTCCATCGTTTGCGGATCATTGACCTTGGAAGCCAGTACTTCCATTGTACATCGGTAATAAGGCATAGAATCAGAATCAACAGTAAGGCGAACAGTACCAAAGCTTGGAATAGGATCCCACAGACGATTATAGCCAGAAGGATCGCGCATTCGGCACATAGCTTGCTCAACATGACTACCAATGATCCAGTCAAACGGATCGCCGTAATAAACGTCTCCTTCATCAACTTTAATCCTATTCAGCCTAAATCGTCTAATCCAGTCAAGTATCTTCTTTTTCATTCTTAGCCTTATGGACTTCTCGCTTGGCTTGAGCGCGCTCTTTTCCGTGGGTAATGTCTTTAGTGATTCTACCAGGGCTGGCCCCATGATTGCTGCTAAGAGGCCGCTTGCTCCAGTATTCGTGTCCAGGACCTTTCTTACCCTTCTTAGTCCTGCTCATCGATGAGTCCCATCCTGTACGCTTTACCGTACATGGATTTGATAGTAGAAGGCTGATAATCAGGCTCCCGATGACGAATACGTCTCAAGAGATGTTTGGAACGATCGCTCCAGGCAAGTTCGGGGTCGAACTCTGCTTTATCGACAACAGGAGATGGAAGCACAAAGCCCGTGATAGGACCGCACTTTTCTGCCGACATGTTAACCTCTCAAAGAACGGTATTCAGGTAAGCATCGGTAATTGCCTTACCAAGCCTATCCATCGGAGCTTGGTCCAAACTCAAAACTCCAAAGTCACGGCCTACGGCCTTAGCCACATGGTAAGCAGTGATCGGAGTAGGAGTGTTGGCCAAAACGTAGCCGCCGCCCGGACCACGGACAGAAACTACGATACCTTCGACGCGAAGCTTGCGCATGACTTGCTCAAGGAAGTTTTGGGTAGTGCCGACTTCTTCCAGAAGATCCTGAACGCGCGTAGGGGTGTTACGCTTTTTAAGTGCGATAACTGCATTGATGCCGATTTCCAAATGTCTATTAAACTTCATAACGTCTCCTATTTGTTGAGAATTTCAACAGCTCTATCTGCTTCTTTCGAGGTCAGCCCTACGAAAGAATTGGTTTTTACCAACTTGTCCATCAAATGACCCATATCTGACTCATCATCTAAAATCACAAAACTCGTTACGCCAGGATTACGGTCCAGCCAGCACTGAATCTGGTGGCCTCGAATACCGTCCTCGCGACCCGTGCAATCGATCACGTTGGTACCGTCGAATTCATCGAGAGCACCCTTAATTTTGTTCTTATGAAGCATCTTCTGCATGTACACAAGCCCGTGCATGCGCCAGGCGCTAGAAATAACGATTTTAAGCTCAGGAACGCGCTCAACAATAGAATTCAAAGCGTCACGCGAAGGTTCAGAAAATTTCTGACCAAAATTACGCATGTGAAAGTTATTCATCACTCCATCTATGTCAAGAAATAGAACTTTCATAAATCTCCTAAATTGGCGCGCCAGGTGGCTTACCCATAATGTTCGTATAACCGTAGAACTTTGTCAACCTTTTTATGGACTCTACCACGTCTGGATGCCAATTAGACGCCTCTCCGATCCAGTAGCCAACGACGATGCAGGGGCACATAGTAGCGCACGCAAGTAGTGAAATTAATGGGGAAAGTTCCTCATCTCCCTTTAATTCCTTGTGCGCCTTATATTTCTTAAATACGAAATCTTTGTTAATCGCATATTTATTTATATCTACGTTCATCCGTCAGCCTTTCTAAAACCAGTCACGTTCTCGTTCTTGAGGGTCTTGCGGTATTGGATCCAGCCACGGAAGTTGCCTGAGCGCACGCTGGCGTCTCCAATGGCCATTGCCTGGTGCTCAGCTGGAGAGGCGTGCAGTGGAGCATTGCCGACGAGGCGCTCATAAAGCTCAAAGTCTTGCCGAGGGGTTGGCTCGGTCTTGTCGTGGTTTAAGTAAGAAACCCTAGCACAGCGTGCTACAGAGCATTTGAGATGCTCTTGGGAAGAAAGGTCGGACCAATCCATCCCGCCTGCGAAAGGCATGTGCCACATACCGTTGACAAGTTCGCGAGGAGTGCTTGACAAATAGGCATCGTACATGAGATCGGCCAAGGCGTGAATTTCGGGCTGAGCTGCCTCGTGACAGCGAAGCGCGAAGAAGTTATCCCAATCGGTGGCAGTGACTACGACTGTAATATGAGCATACGGTTCCAGGACACGATTCGCATACTGTTTGTGAACTTCAAGGTCGGCGAGCCTCTTCGCGATGTCAACCGCTCTGTCTCTTCCTTCCAACCAAAGCCTAACGGCTTCCTCCTGATTGTCCAATAACTCGCCGGCCTGCATTCCTTTCCGGTTCTTACGGAACGCGATAGGGATCACAGGCTCCTTCTCGATCATCTCGATCTGTTTCTTCACCGGAATGGCGCGAGACGAAGATGCGTTTCTAGAAAATACGCGATGCGTCATGAACTCCGCATGGATGAAACGCGGGTAAGTGACAACGAAAGTGGTCAGACGAACGCCGGAAGGTGCAACGGAATCGCAGACAATTTCAGCTTTGATCATGGAACCTCACAGAAACGATAAGCCTAGTAAGAAAAATGTACAAAATGCTAAAAAATCAAGAATGGTAGTGAAAAGCCTGGGGCTGTCTTTGACATCGCCCAAGAAAAACCCAGCAATTGCAAAGCAAGCTACTACTGCAAAAAATTCTATAATTGCCTTAAATCTTCTCACGTTCTTATTTTACTTTGAGACCCCATTTGCTAGCAAGGAAAATACGGAGCTTTTTGGGAATAGCCTTATTAAGCAAAAAAGACTTTCCATCCAAATGCTCGATCTCGTGTTGCACGCAAACGGAATAAATACCCACGAAGGTTCGCTGCCTGAACTCACCGTTTTCATCCTGATACCGCAGCGTGACCCAATTAGGCCTATTCAACTTAATCGTCTGTCCTGGAGCGCTGAGGCATCCTTCGGCCAAATCACAAGCGAGCTTACCGGCTTCTAGGATTACAGGATTAACTATGAAATGCTTTTCAATATGCTCGTCCATAACGAACATGCGGTATTCGAGGCCGACCTGATTGGCAGAAAGCCCAACGCCTTTAGCGGCTACCATGGTTTCCCACATAGACTGCAGCAGGATCTTTAACTCTGGTGTAAAGACCGTTACGGGCTTACACGGAGTAAGAAGTCTTTCATCTGGGAACTTAATGATTTCCATCCATCATCTCGTCTACAGTTTTAAAATGAATACTACTTACAAACTCAACGGCAGATTCAACATTTTTATAAACAGTATAACCGACGATCAGCAAAACTGCCGACCACATAACAATGAAAGCTAAACTGGATTTGGCGTTACGATGCATTAGAAATCCATTTTCAGTCCGACAGATCCGCGATCCTGTCCGACCGTGAGGTGAGTTTTAATAAAAAAAATTTTAGGACCGTTAAGATCGACTTGCTTATCTCTGACGATCTTGGCGCTTCCCAATACAATACCTATCTCGGTATCCGTTACACCCACAGAATGAGCGGCATCTTTGGCCTGAGCTTCAGCTTTTTGCATGACCTTATCTTGAGTACCTTGGCCGCCAGACTGAACAAAAGCGGCTTTTCCGGCTTGGCTGGCGGCGTTTGAATAAATAGGGTTCATATACGGAGCCTGATATTGAAGAGTAGACATGAGCATTAAAAGGCCTACAGTACCTTCACCAATCGGCTGAGTAGCCGGCATAAGTTTGGTATTAGCCAGATAAGTACTGTTGTCTTCTGGCATTCCGCAGTAGGCTTTTAAGGTTTCACTCATGAGTCTCCTCGTACCAACTCTGGTCTAGTTCATCGTCTTGAACTACCGGAACTTCTTTATCAAGTATTTTCTCAACGACTTCTTCGTAATGAGCCTTTCCTTTACTATCCGCACCAACCATTAATTCGCCTAAATTACCAAGTGCCTCTTTTGAGGTCATTTTTCCGGCAATCCATTCTTTACAAACAACGCACATCTCAGTCTACACTTCCAGGATTTTCAAAGCCTCCCGAACCCCAAGGCCATCCTGAATCCTCTTCTTTGAGTTTTACGGGGAAAGGTGGACACCCTATGTAAGTATCGATCTTAGACGCGCTGTATTCGCGAGCCTTGATGAAGCGGTCTTTGCATTTTGGACAACATTCGTCTACGACAGATTGTTGATTGTAAACAACCTTATCCCACTTATGTCCACAATACATGCATTCCAATGCTATCCGCACTTATTTCTCACGGTGTCCGTTAATAGGTTTAACAACTTGGAGGTGAGCTGTCTAATGATTAAATCAAACTCCTCATTCTCTCTCTGATGTTCTATCACAGTGCTGGAGAAATAGCCAGGGCAAACTAAGGAAGATTTCACAAGTAACCTATCTCCCTCTTCTTCCATATCGATGTCGTACCAATCGTGCGCGAGGCAAACATACATTTGCGCCTTGCGCTCTTTAGGAAGAGGATCGCGATCCACGCTTACCTCAAAGGCCTTAAGTTCCTTAGCAAGATCTAAATGTTCTTGGGGTACATCGCCGTTCATAAGATCACCTCGTAAATTGGTTTCTTGAGCGCTACCATCCTAGCCCTCATATTAGCGCTACCTTTGGACTTTCCATCCCAAATAAGCAGCAGGGCGTCTCCATATAGAGCCATGGCAAGGTTTCGAACATGTCCAGCAGCCTTGCCATTTCTCTTCCAATCGGCTTCGAATAGGGCAAATACAAGCTTTTGATCCTTAGCAAACCTATGCGCGCAAGTATCGATGCCCGTGGCTCCTCCAGACACTATCTCTGCAGGGAATAGCTTTTGTTGATCCAAGATTTGCGCAATGAAATCTACGGAAACCTTTAAATGTCTAGAACCCGCAATAATGAGCTTCATCAGTGATTATCCGTGTTAGAGGTATCGTCCAAATAATCTTCAGACACCCATTTCAGAGCACGCTTGTTGCCACCAAAGTCATACGCATTGGCGTCCTTAATAACAACACCTTCACGTACCTTCTGCTTAGGGCAATACACACTAGGACCCTTAGTGAAGCTAAAGGCCAGTTCACGGTAATACATTCCCTTGTACAAACAAGGAACGTGCTCAAAACCACGTTCAATGGTGTACAGCGCTACTTCGCGAGGAGTAAGCCACTTAAACGACTTCCCATCAGGTTGGAGAACTTTCACGTCAAAGACGACAAAGCGATGATCGCCAAGGCCATAGTCGTAGTTCTTTTGGATACCAGGGCCGATGATTTCGCCAAAGACGATCTCGCCAAGCTTGAGCTTCTCAAAGACCTTGCAAGAATCGAAGGTCTTACCGTAAACATCTTCGCCATAAAAACCCTTGTAGGCCGTGGCCGCAGAGATATCTACGTTATTTGACCCATAGCAAAGCTCTTCCTTGGGCGCCAACCCAAAAATCTTCTTAAGCTTCTTACGCCATGTATTCGCGATAAATGGGAGCTTCGACGCACGGGCATTAGTTCCATGGAGTTTCTCCTGGATGACCACTTCGGTCTCACCTTCTTTGAAAAGGTCTGGAAACCACTTGATATTATCGAGACCGTTGTACTTGTGGAACAACGGATGCTCATGTTTCTTGTTGCGATTTCGCCCAAGGCCCAAAGTAGACGAGGGACCTTGCACTGGCGGCTCATACTTGCTAATACCAAGCATTTTCTTAAGATCCATCTCATCATAGGGTTGTCCGACCTCGTCCTGCACGTCAGAAAGACTGACTAACATGCCTTGTGAGGCAAACTTACGAATACGGATCTGGCGCACACGATGCTTAGTTAGCTTGATCTTAGCATCAGCAGGGAAGAGACGATCTTCGAGCCATTGAGGGAGGATGGAATCGATAGGCACGTAAACGACCTTATCGCCCACTTGGAACTTGCCCTTCTGAGCAACTACCTGAAAACCGTACACCCAACAAATTTCGAGCTTATCGGCGTTATTGTGCGGAGTAATGTTCAAGATTCTGGTGTAGGGAACACGAAAAGTGCTGCCTTCATCCGCATTCTCCGCAGCAGGTGCGGAGGTTTCGGCGGTATTCTCCGCAACCTTTTCTTCTTTCTTCTGAAACCAACTAGCAGGCCACAATAAAGGTCTAAACATATTAAAAATCTCCATTCGCACAAGCCAAACAAGTGAAGCCGCGTTTACGCCACATCTCGAAAACACGCTTCCTATCATCGATCATAAAATAGGGGGTAAATCTTGTCAAGATTTCAAAGTCGAGGATAATTTCCTTAACGATGCTATCGTCCCTAGAGTCTCCGCGCGGGCGCATAAACAGGATAGGATTGTAATAACCGGTTTTGTTACACAGCCAGTCCTTGGTAGCACGTTTATGGTTATCAGGACGCCCAGAGCAGAAAACGATCTTATGACCCTTCTCTTGCATGGAAAAGAGAATGTCCTGGCACCACTGATTCACGCCATCGCCTGGAATCCCATCAAAGAAAGCAGGCCAATTAGCCTTCCAACCATGAACGTTAGGGCGTTTTTCACTCTTTGCCAGTGCGATTTCTTCCGCCCATTCTTTAGGAGGGCGAACCGTATGAAGCCTATGGTCCACATTGCAAAGGGTGCCGTCGAGGTCGCAAATGATCGCAGAAGGCTTATCGCCCTCAGGATAGCGAAATTCAATCTCACCAGCCTCGCCCTGCTCAGGACGCTCGTACTTAGAGAAAAAAGTGCTCAGCGCGGATCGCGCTGCTTTTTCATCCTTAATCGTTTCATGCTCTGTTCGAGCAAGTGCTCGCTCCAAACATACCCGATAAGGCTGATGCAGAACGATGATTCTAGTATCATAACCGCGTCCTGAGGCCGGAAAAATATAGCGATTACGCTGGTTGCGGTCGAAACCCATGCGATCCACAATAATATCTTTGCCATTAGCGAGTGCCTCCTGAAAAAGAGCCATATGACCATCGCGACCTTGAGAATCCTGATTGATATAAACAGGTTGAGGCCGATCAATGTCGTCGGGAGTATGATCGATAATTTTCTTAGCAAGCGTAGATTTTCCTGAGCCGGGAGGCCCAACCAACACGGTAAGTTTAGGCATGTTATGCCCCTTTCACAATTTCAGAATACACTTCGTAGAGAAGGTCGTCAACAAATTTCTGATCGGGTTTGTCAGGTAAAGTTGACGTCTCGTGGGCCACGTAAAGATCGGCAAGTCCTTGCTCAATCAATTCAGCTACTTGCTCGTATGGCAACTCGCCCTTCTTGATCTTGAGCAAAAGTTCCTTATCGGGCCTAGGGAAGGTAATCACGCTGGTCTTAAGAAGCTCCATAGCCTCGCTATTGACCCTAACAGCATGGCTTAGGGCCTTCCAGTCAACTCCACCGGCCAAATGAGCCTTATGGGCTCTCTGACCGTATCCGTCGAGCATTTTACCGACCACTTCCTTCGCGTACTTCACTTTGGCATGAAATGGGATAGATCGACCATTTACACGAAGGTGTGGAGCATCAAAAGCACCTTTAGGTCCTTTAAGCATAACCACCTCAATCAGGGCGGTCTTTTCAAGGGAAACAAGCTCTTTAGTCTCCTGAACCAGCTGCTCAATCGGAAACGTATAATAGTCCAAAGTATCCTGATATCCGGGAGTCACTTTTAGCGAGTCCAACATTTCCATGGTGCGCTTAAGTGCGTCCATTCTGGATCCCTTGATGCCGTACTTAGCAGCCTGCTGGCGGGCGTAACCCACGAAGGCATTCACGTTACGCGTGATAAGGCGTTCACGGTTCTCATAGATCCGAGCCATAATCTCAGTGCCTTGGACCGTATAGAAAGTGAGGGTATTAGCGAACAGAACGTCCAAAGCTACCGTCTGACCTTCAGTCAAAAGCTCAAGATACCTACAAAGCGTGAAGTATTCGGAATCCACGTCATCCTTGGTATTGCGCTCGCAATCAGCTTTCGGACGCGATTTTTGGATGGTACCCTTCACGCGACCTAGCACAATTTCTTGTGCAGTCGGCAGGTAGATGCCCTTAAAGTCCAAATCAGAGCTAGGCGTGTTAGTTCCGTAAAGATGGCTACCGAACTTGAATTCTAGAATTTTGTTCATTTTCAGGCTCCCAGGTATGTTGGGTGGTCAAAAGAACAGGGCAATTCTTGGTCACGGGAGGTTTCATCCCAGCTTCTTCGAGCTTCTGTAGAACATGTTCCAATGATTCTTTGCTATTGTAAATCTTTTGAGAAATACCAGCTTCAATGACAGCATCATTAAGGATTTGTAACATTTCGCTTCTTTTCATTCTTTTTCCCTTTCATACTCGGCGAAGCACATAAGCAGAAAACTGGCTATTGCCATTACAGAGGCTATTGACCAGCCTTCGAGTCCATCACCAACCATGCGATGGATCATACTGCCAGCACCTGCACTCAATCCTATACCGATCACTCTCGAAAGAGAAGACCAAATTGAGCGTTTTAGTGCTTTTTTATCTACTTTTTTCACTCTATGTTTTTTTGCTCGTATACGATCATTTCGGGAAATTGGAGAGCAGTGAGTTTACCGTAATTTTCCCTTTTAAAATAACCACCTGTATCGATGCAGGCGAAGTGCTCTTTTACCGTAGCTTTGTATTGTTGAGGAGTATGGCCGTAAACGTTGTAAATTCCTTCAATTTTAGCAGGAAATGGGTCGCGCTCCCAAGTCACGAAATCTTGAAAACGAGGGCTATCCTTAGACACTTCCTCGTCATTCCAAACGTGCGCCGCAGTCGTATGGGTGACCAAAAGATGCTGACCCTTATCGTTCTTAAGTTCTGGATATTCCAGATAATATGGCAATGTTTTCATTAAGCGCTGGTGTCTCCTCAGCGTGATATCGTCCATATCCCCATTATCATTTTGATAGCTGTCCAAACACTTGTCGCCACCGTTCATAAGCCAGATACCGTTCATGTAGCTTGGGCGAATGTAAGCTCCGTCTGGATCAAATTCCAGTTCCTGAACCATCATAACTTCATGGTTTCCAAGAACGCAGTCGTGCTTATTTGCCTTGACGTATTCGACCACCGACTTGGAGTCGGGGCCACGATCAATCAAGTCGCCGGCAAAGGTCAAAGGAATGCCAGGTGGGAGCTTATCGATAAGCGCCAGCATGGTCTTGTAACACCCATGGATATCGGTCAAAATAATACGGCTCATTTTTTTCTTCCTTCAAAGTAACCGATGAGCATGATAACGAGGATATAGGCCAAAACGAAACCAAAGCACAGGAAAAGGTATGCTAAAGTCTTTCCTATAAAAAATCTAAATCCATCCATAATGCCCATATCATTCATCCTTCTTGTAGTATCGCTTACCCATGAACTCGCTAGGCATCAGGTCGTCATAAAACCAGCTAGGTTTCGAGATAACCAGATCTACGTAGTTCTCTAGGCCAAGAGCCTTAACGACGGCTGCAGCCCAATCGTAGCCGCCGGCAGACCATACTATGATAGTGTGGCCGCGCTGCTTATGCTTTTTCAGCTGCTCAATATGTACGCGATGCGGAAGAAGACGCTGTTTCCATTCTGGGGCAAATCCTTCGGTTCCACACTCGTCTATCGTAACCAAAGAGCCTGGGCAAGTGAAATCTACGCCTCGCTCTTCCAGCTGCTCTGGAGTCGCATCCCACATCACCAACGTATCGTCCACGTCGAAAAACGTGGCCTGCTTGCACGGTATAACAATCATATGGACTCACTTTAGCATGAATAAGAAGAATAAGTCAACTAAGCTTCGCAGGCCGCGCACTCTTCCTTGGAACGAGAGGCCATATCGCCCCTCAGGACGCCTTCAGTACGCAGATAATAGAGCGACTTGAGCCCACTTTCCCAAGCAGACCAGTGAACCTCGTGTATGTACTTTGGAGAAGCGTTGGCGGCGAAGAAAAGGTTGACGGACTGACCCTGATCGATCCATTTCTGGCGCTGCGCGGCCTGCTTGATGATCGCATGCTGATTGATTTCGCGCGCAGTGAGAAAAACTTCCTTCTCTTCATCAGAAAGACAGTCCAAAGTCTGCACGGAACCGCTTTGTTCGTTGATCTGTTTCCAAATTTCAGGAGAATTCTTGCCTTTTCGCTCTAAAAGCTCTTCAAAAACTCTATTTTTTCTAATAAAAGTTCCCTTTGCAGACTTTTGAGAGAAAATATTGGCCGCCAGAGGCTCAATTCCAGCTGAATGACCACCAGAAATCGTAGAATTTGATACGGTAGGCGCAACGGCAATCAAATGAGTGTTACGACGACCAAATCCTTTGCACCACTCTGGCTCGCCAAGCTCAGCCGCTAAGGAAGCGGACTCGATCTCAGCCTCTTTCTTCAATCTTTGGAAGATTTGAGAGTTAAGCATCATAGCTTCAAAGCTATCAAAGGGAATCTGGTTCATCTGCAGAAGCGTATGCCAACCCAAAACGCCGATTCCGATGGCGCGACCCTTCATGGCGGCGGCACGGCTAGGCTCAAAGCCCGGAATGCCGGCAGACTTCATGAGATATTCCTCGATCACCGCGTCCAAGAATTTAACTGCCAGGCGCACCAGATTGGTCTTCTTCCATTCGTTCCACTTGACGAGGTTCAAAGAAGAAAGACAGCATACGAAACTATGTTTCTCATCCGTAAAGAGCATGATCTCAGTGCAGATGTTGGAAGTGCTGACACGAAGACCATTCTTAGTGTAGCATTCTGGATTTTGACGATTTACGTTGTCCGAAAAAAACAGATAAGGTTCGCCAGTCTCTACGCGGGCCTTAAGGATCTCCTGCCAAAGTTGTCGCTTAGCCTTATCTCCGGCCCGTGCGTCCTTCATCCACTCATCATCGATGCAGAGCCCATGGTTCAGGTTCATGCAACGGCGATTAGCATCGCCTGTAGCACGCCTCATATTAATGAACTCATCGATATCGGCGTGTCTGACGCCTGCATAGACTGCGCCTGCGCCTCTACGCGTATTTCCTTGGCTTACTGAAATAATTGTCGAATCGTAGACTTTACACCAGGGTATGATGCCTTCAGAACGCCCATTCCCAGAAATAACAGCATTGCGTCCACGCACATCGCCCACATATATACCAACACCAGCACCATTTTTAGAAAGCATGGCGAGTTCATGAGACTTACCAAAAATACTGTCCACAGAATCGCCGACATGAATGCTGTTACAAGAAATAGGCAAGCCACGAGTGGTACCCATATTTGACAAAACAGGAGAGGCAGGGCACAGCCAATTCTTCCACATCGCCTCAAAAAACTCTTCTTCGTATTTTCCATTATAATAACCGCCTGCGGCCTTAGCCACACGACGGTACATGGCGCGAGGAGTTTCCCCAGGCAGCATGTACCCGCCCATCAAGGTTTTCAAACCCTCGTCGTTCATCCACTCAGGCGCTTCACCGGCAGCCTTCAACTCATCAAGTTTCATATTAATCATCCAAATCGTGGATAGGAGCGCCCAAAGGGCGATCGTTATCCTCTAAGTCTTCCAACCAATGGCTAAACGGGCCTGGAGCGTTATCCCAGTCTATCTCGTTTTCCAAATCTTCCTTAGTAGCGCTACCAATGGCCGTTGACGTTTCTTCTATTTTCTTTTTCTTAGGCATCCCATACTCCGCTAAAATCTAAAGTGCCTTTTGAATAATCTGTAACACGTTGTGCAAAAAAGTCCGCATGGCTTACGCCGCTCGAAAGTACGTCGAACCAATCCATTCGCTTGAGCGCATCCTTATCTACGTTTTTCCAATTCTGCTTCAAGCCAAGGTCATTCAGTTTGGTATTTGCGCGATGGCGAATAAACGCCTTCAAGTCCTTAGGATCCAATCCCTCGATCGGACCAAGTTCAAAAGCTTTGTCGATGAAAGAGTCTTCTAACTCAATGGTTGTACGTGCTGCGTCGTACACGCTTTTCTTCAATTCATCGTTAAAGATCTCTGGGTATTCGCCGACCAAAGTACGAAACAGCCAACATCCAGCCTCGGAGTGCAGGGATTCATCTTTGATCGAGAAGGCAATGATCTGCCCAAGTCCCTTCATCTTGTTAAACCGACTAAAGTTCAGTAGAACAGCAAATGAGCTAAAAAGGTTAACTCCCTCATTGAAACCAGAGAAAATGGCCAGAGAGCGCGCGATCTCCTCGCGCGACTTACCTTTAGTCTCAATGAGGCGATCAATTTTCGCCTTTGCGGTAGGCTCGTGGAGAAACGCAGAAAAATCTTCAAGGCCAAGAGACTGATTAAGATAAGCGTAAGCGACCGCATGAATAGACTCCATGGAAGCAAACGAGGCCGCCATCATTTGGATTTCAGGTTTCTTGAACCACTTGGCAACCATTTGACTCCAGTATTCCTGGATGAAGACTTCTGATTGCGTAAAGCCCTTCAAAATCTGGCCGATGACGTTACGTTCCCCATCGGTTAAATTAAGTTTCCAATCGTTAATGTCACTTGCCATCGCAATTTCGGTATGTAACCAATGCGATTGCTGCTGCAGTTCCCAGTACTTGTAAGCCTGGTCGTATTCGAACGGGGCATACGTTGCCCTTGGTGTCATCAAACTCATATGCGATCTTTCTACTCATCACTCGACAATCTTCTTAAGCTCTACTTCTACTCTATCACGTTCTGCTACGTTATCGCGGTGCATAACACTAAAAAGACTGATCGCATTCATTATCCCGCCCAGGACTACAAATGCTTGATTGTGGACATAAAAAATATCGAAAAGAATGACGATTGCATTGGTGAGCAAAAGCAGAGCGGTAAATTTAAGTCCAATGAGAAGACTCTTGAGCATATGGGATTTGGCAAGAGCGTCGATTTTCTTCTTCTGTTCATCAGTAAGTTCATTATATTTTTTCATATCATCTCCATTGTTTCTTGCCGCGCTTGCCTGGCGGTTTTTTAAACGAGTATTCGCCGTCGTGACCCTTAGCTGCGGCCAGAACTTTATCAGACATTTTCTCTTTAGGAGGCGGCGGAGCGCCCAGCACGCCTGACATGAACATGTAAATTTCTTGAAAGGTCGTCTGAGGATCCGAGACCTTCATGAAGGACAGATCCTTAAGGCAGGGATTAATTGTAAGCTTCTTCCAGCTGATCACAAAACAAGGTGCGCGATAGATATGAAAAAGATCTACAAGCTGCGTCCAGGTGTTAGGGTCAAAGAAGGTACCCAGGCCCTTGGCGCTGTCTACCGCATGCTTAGTGCTATACCAGGAGTAATTGGCGTACTTGGACGCCGGCACTCCCTCTTCTTCCAAAAACTCTTGAATGGAAGCCTGATCATAAAAACAGAATTGTTCGACAATTCCAGTACCCTTGCACTCTTGCTTCACCTTGATTACCGGATACAGCTCACCGCAAAAACCCAAAATGAGCTTATGGAAGCTAAACTTATAATCCGCGTTCTCTTTGTCTTCCTGGCCAGGCATTTCGGGAACGGAAATACGACCCTTTCCATTCTTAATATGAGATGTTTTCTCTCTCCATTGCCTGCCCTCTACGGGGAACTCTTCTTCCGAACGAAGGTATATACACGTCTTATCGATGCCGTAGATCGAAGCGGTATCGTAAAAATCGTGGAACTTAGAGACGATATGCATGCTAAACTCCGTCGTTCTTCATAAGGACTTCAAGGTATTCGTGCATCTTACGTGGATCAATACTTAGCTCTCTAATAATTTTAGCAAAAGTTTCGACGGCCTCATGGGGATCATCAGCTCCTAGCTTTTCCATCAAATACTGTACTTGGGCGGAATTAAATGAGATTTTATGATTCATAAGACGTACACCGTGATGGAGTAATCGGAGAAAACTTCTTCGAGGATACTTTCGATTTTATCCCAATCTCCGCCTGCGAGTCCAGCGCCAATTTTAGGAATCGCAACGGACAAATCGTTATTTACCGCATACTCTTTAACGGTCTGCATGGCTTTTCGAATAGCATCATAACTAGCATGGCACACGCCGCGAGGGAGATAATTGTACTGAGTAGCACAATTAGCAATAACTCGACCATCTCGTACTCTTACGAACTGAACGTCTCCAAGCTTCCAACCTTCCTCTTCGTGCTTTTCCAGATACATGTCCCTGACCTTAGGATATTTCATGGCCATCGTATAAGCCACACCAGATCCAAAGCCGCCGCGACAATTGCAGCCGTGGGCGATTATGTTGCACTTGGTCTCAAACAGATCTCCCTTAACGTATTTAATCATGGTCAGCCTTTCGTATTTTGGGAGTTATTGGGAACTATTGGGAGTTTTCTTTGCAGCATACTGAGCCTCTAGCTCTTCTCTAATTTGGAATTCTTTTTCAATTTTTTTCCTGAGAGCGTCTTCCATCTTTTGCTCAGCAAGGCGGTCCGCGTCTTCTTTAGCTTTCTTAACCGTCTCTTGACGCTCGCGTTCTTCTTTTGCCGGATCGTACTTTTCCACCAGCACAAGGTCGCTTTCTTTAAAGGTCTCTCGGATCTTTAAGTCTTTGAACGCAACTTCGTACTCGGCCATATCAGGAATGTTATTCCTATGGACCTGAGACACGCCTGTGATTTGACCTGTCCGGCTAGTGTATTTACCAGAAATAACACTAACCGTGTCTAACTTGTCATATTTCATATTAATCTTTCAAAACCAAAGCCCTGTAGAAGCCTCGCTCATCCTTCTCTACTTGAAGGCCATTGCGACGGTTAAAATCCGTATAAAAACGCGCTTCTTTGTCGTTCTCGTGGCAGATTTCAACCCACATGCCACGCTCGTTAAACCTGCGCTCGCGCTTAACATACACCAAAACCTTATTGCCTCTGGAAGTCATTCTAAGTTCGTACATGGGATTTCCTCCATAATCAGGTTAAATCATCTAATCGTCTTAGTCAACTAGACCACAACATTTTGTATGACCGGCTGGAAACGGACTCCGTCCGCATCTACTGCCCAAACCTCGCCAGGAGGAATATAAGGATTCACGACCATGTTAACCTGGCCATTGAAAATGGGCGGCGGACCTGGATCCATAACAACGTTGTTATTGAAAACGTTTTGATAAGCTTGATATGCTTGAGGATTCAACATAATCTGGTCTGGGATCGCATAATGATTTTGAACTTGCTGTAAAACTCCTTGCAGCATTTGCTCATTCAGTTGAGCCCCATTGTGCCACTGGTTACCGCGCTCTTCAAAGATACCTTTGATCTTCTCAAGTCTTTCTTTGTTTTCCTGGACCCACTGATTCAAAAGATAATATACGGCTGCGCGATCCTCTTTTGTCGGATCACCGTTTCGCTCACCCCTAAACTGTGCTTCGCTAAGCTCGTAAAAATATTCCTCTTCTTCCGGGATATCTGAGGGAGTTACTCCCATATGCCTTTGGATTAAACGTGGGTAGGCGACCCTAACCGTCTCAACCAAAGCATCTTCTGGGGCCTTTCCTTCCTCAAAAATGCCGGCCACAATAGATTCCATAGGTCTAATGATTTCTACCGGTAAGGAATAGAACTCAAGGCAGTACTTGATCTTACCCTCTTTCTCCACGCCAAGGAGAAGGGTGTCACCTCTAGCTGCTCTATCACCATAAGACGCGATGCAAATGTTGAGCAACTTACCCCAGATGGCCAGAGTGGAGGTGTTATCTGGGACCACTAGGGTCAGGCCGTCTCTTTCACGCCTATCCAGGCACATGTACTCTGGAGAGATAGGGATTTCTCTATTATTGGATTCAGTCTTGATGATCGTGTATTGGGTGGAAATCTTGTCGTGCAACTCTTTTATGGTCTTAAACTTAAAATCTACCCTAAGCCCATTCGGATACTGAGTCTTTAGTTTCTTTGGAATAGACTGAGCTGGTTCGTATTCACGAATCATTCTACAGGCATCGTACAAGTTATGGGTATCTGGCAGTGCATCTTCAGCAAACAGGGCGCCAATAAGCTTTTTAGGAGTTATGCTTTTCAGTAAAGTGGCAAAATCCATCTCCAGCTGAGCTGCACGCTGATAATTGGGCGTTAACATTCCAGCCGAGCCAGGTGATCCTGAAACCGTGGCAAATTTATTAATACATTGATAAAAGTAGTCAAAGCCCAAAGCCTTGAAGATCGCTACACCAAGAGTAAAAACATTTACCTGAAACTTTTTATTCCCCGCCTCGATTACGTGATCTCCATTATCCTTCAAAAATCTGGTATTTCCATAAGCCATATAAGCGGTGCGAGCCATTTCGCTATCAAATCTTCTAACCGCATAATCGTTGCCTACAACTACAACCTTCCAAATTTCTTCAAGCATTTTGGAAGTAATGGTTCCAAAATAGTGTTGCACTAACTCTTTGAAATTCATGGGCTCATACGACGGAGCCATGATCTCCCTATCTACGGGTGCGGTGTTATAGCACATGCACGGATTATTGATTTCCCTTAGCAAAGGATAAGAAAGCCAATCAATAACCGACATGACGTCAAACGATCTATCTAATGTTAATGGACCTACGTCTCTGAACGCATGTGGGACTTCTATCCCCCTTTTACGAGAAAACTCAATTAATCGATTCTTTAGAGTTTCTCTCGCCTCTTTGGTTGTCATCACTTCCAAAATTACAGCAGGATGATAAAAAGTCTCTCGCGCTTTCTGCTTAGGAGAATTACTATCTTGCAGATGATAGGTTGACGAAGTACTTACAACGTTAAGTGTTTGATAATACGCAATTTCTCGCTTAACGCACTTAAGAAATCCACGATGAAAGAACAGCCTGTAGCCAACGGTTCCGTATTGCGACAGTGTATTTGAAGTAACGCTGCCAACGTATCCATTTCCCAAATTCAAATTGCCGCCAGGAGTGATGGTTATGCTGTTAGACGCACCTGAACCATTGCTAATTACAAATCCGCTAGTACCTTCCAAGCGAGGGGCTGCTGCTAAATCGATAACTAGAGCGTTGTCGCGAACAGTTAGGGTTACTTTGTTCCTATCAGCTACGAACTCATCACATGACAATATCGACATAACCCTTCTCCGCACGATCAACCAAAGCGAGGGCCTCGTCTTTGGATTTGAACTCTACGACAGAGAGACGCTTGGTCTTCTTATCGTAGACGGAGCAGGAGCCACCGAATCCTGTAGCGCCTGAAGGAACGGCTTCAAGGCGGTCGCGAAGCTGTTTCAGCTTAGCCTTAGTAAGGGTTTTACGGGCAGAAGCATACTTAACTGGCGTACCGTCAGCCTTTTCGTCAGCTTCCTGAAGGCGCTGCTCAAGTTCGGAAATGCGCTCGTCTTTTTCTTTAACTTTATCGAAGTTTTCATTAGCAACTTGAGTCATCTCGCTTACGTCGTCCTGAAGCTTTTTCTCGCGGGTTTGGAGAGCGGTCACTTTGCCAATCAGGATCAGATTATCCTTGCGGAGATTTTCACACTCTGTCTCAAGATTATCGATGTCCTTCTCACAGGTATCTACGCAAGAGTGATAGCCTTTAGATGCTTCAACCGCCGTAGCGACAGGGGCTTGCTTAACTTCCTTACGACCGAAAAGTTTCTTAAACATACTATTCTCCTTATGGGGTTGGTGACGGACTAGGCGTAATGGGAATCGTAGGCGATCCTTGCATCGTTGCCAGAAAATTAGAGATCATTTGATTGGTGCAATTTTGCACCTGCAGAGGCGTAGGCGCGTAGCCAAGCTGAGAGGCTAGGAGCTGCTGGCAATAAGGTGCAAAAAACGTAGTAAGTTTATCGGTATCAACAGTAACTGTAAGTGTTGGATTTCCCTCCACCTCTACCGTGCCTAGCTTCTGACCACATCCCGACATCGTAACGATTGCGCACACGATGCCTAAAAATAACAATGCTTTCATTTCTTATTCCTCTTACCAGACAAATCGACCTTAGTCTTGGTCTTATGGCAAGAGTAACAAATGGCCTGGTGGTTGTCAAACCCTAAAGGCATGCCGCCCTTATAAATCGGCACTACGTGATCAACTTCTGGGAGCCGATCGGAAGGAGTTTTGTACTTGAGCAACTTCATCAATCGCTCGTTCACTTTTTCCTTAATCGAGTTAGGATCGATAGTCTTCTTTTTCTGGTTCATGTACTTAATGGAATCTTCCACGTAAGGCATGTAGTCGAACTGACATTGATTGCACTTAAAGTCCTGACGAGCCAGAAGGATGTGCAGGCCGCCCTCTTTCTGAGGGTTGGCCCACGCCCAAGCAGTGTTTTGGCAATCAGAAGAGCACCACATGTACTTGCGACCGGTAAGCGGAGTAAGGCACCATCGGCATTGCTTAACGCCATCTACAACTACGGCATCAAGGTCGCTAAGGTTGATTCGGCGTTCGCGGTAGGATTTAGTGAGTTCTTCTATTTTAGGGTTTTTAGGGAGCTTAAACATAGTCCAGGCTGTTTATAGTCGTCATTTAACCCACCGAGACGGTAATGGTGAATTCGAGGCGGGTTAAGCCCTTGGCACCTGGATTTGAAAAGTGTTCCCACTAAGACCTCGCCCGGACTAGTTGGTCCCAGCTGTTTTCAGCGTCGCCCAGGTCTGCCGTCGCGCACGTTACTTAACCAACCATTGTTCGGCCCGTTTGCGCTCGCAGGAACAACCGTATATATCGTAAAACTCAGACTGCGCCGGATCGATTTTTTTCGATCTTTTTCTCTAAAGCTTCTATTTCTTGTTTTACTTCCAAATACGCTTTACGTGCAGCTTCGTAAGATTGTTCAGCAACGGATAAACGCATACTTAAGTATTTAAGGCGTCTTTGGTCAGTCCAAATATAACCTGGACTCATGAAAGTTGGGCACTTAGGGCAAGCGTAATCGATTCCGTAATCGATCATTCGGGTTCCACAATCCTCGCAACGACGCATACTATTCCTGATGTCTGTTAAATGTTATAGAATCGTTAAGGTTGTTCCACCAACTAGACATAGTAACGCATACGGCTAAATAACCCGTAGCAAAGTCTGAAGCTTGATCAGCCTTGATGTATTCTTCGATTGCATTCAGCAAACCTTCTCTGTGGCCAATCTCAAAGAACTTATGCCCCTTGATGTACTCTGCCGTGTACTCGTTCCGCTTAAGCGTATGGAGGTGATTCTCACATTTCTCGACCAACGAATCGAGGACGTAGAACTCAGGGATGGACACGCTTTCAAAGGCCAACAGGGCACCGGATTGAAAGGCATTGTCCTTGGTTTTGAAGATTCTTCTCATCGAATGCAGGAAGGACTTGGTGACTTCTGAGGGCTCGTAATTGTTCACGTCGAAATCAAAACTCAGGCGATAGCCTTTACGCATGATCTCAAGATGAGGCACTCCGAGCGTTTCCTTGCCCTTTTCCTCTTCGATATTGCGATCAATTTCCTGAGCCAGCTTCTTCCACTCATGGGTGCGCACGCGCGCGTCCAGAAGCATATGAACCGCTTCATTGGAAAACTGAGAATACTCTTTGATGGCAAATAGGATATCTTTGGCACCTAGGTCCTTAAGTCGCCTAACGATGGGGTTTTGCTTATGTTGAAGATCTAGGTTACCTACGACGTACTTTTCAAGCTGAGAGACAAAGCTACGGTAGTCTGTAAAATTTTTAGACGCCTCTCTGATAAAATTTTCGGCATGCTTTGTTTTCATTAGTCCCTCATCATTCTTTCTTCGATATCCCTCACCGTGGACTTAAACCACGCATTGTCCTTCAGATTATGACTCCTATTATCGCCGAATGGAATAGAAATCTTGTCAACTATTTTAGAAGGAGATCCGCCCATGATAATGATCTCATCGGCCAGATAAACGGCTTCTGAGATATCGTGGGTAACGAAAAGAACGGTAATTTCCTGACTAAGCTTCTTACCGATGTTAAGAACCGTATCCTGCATTTTAAGCCTGGTCTTGATGTCCAGGGCTCCAAAAGGTTCATCCATCAGCAAAATCTTAGAGTTAGCCACCAAAGAGCGTGCGATGGCCACGCGCTGAAGCTGACCTCCAGAAAGGGTAGGGTACTGGGCAAATTTATTGGCATGATCACTCAGTTCGACCAGTTCCAACATGGCCAGGGCGCGCTCGCGCCTGGTCTTAGAATCAACGCCGCTCAGCTCCAGCCCCAACTCGACGTTCTCAAGGACCGTTCTCCATGGAAGAGAAGAATACTTCTGGAATACCATGCCGACCCGATCCTCTTCAGATCGCGGCTCTCCGTGAAGAATCACTTCCCCGGCAGTTGGAGCTTGTAAACCAGAGACGTACCTGAGCAAAGTCGATTTACCGCATCCAGAGGGACCTAGAATGGCTACGATCTCGCCCTTTGGCTTATCTTCGATGGCAACATTGAGACCTTTTATGACTTCTTTAGAACCATATGATTGGCAAATATCTTTTAATTCTATAATGTTAGCCATTATGCGCCTGCTTTCTTTGCGACTTCTTTATAAGGGAAGAAGATTTTGTCGATAAGGACCGCAAGCTTGTCCTGGATAAAACCGATCGCAATGATTACCAGGAGTACGGCAAACACCTTATCGAGCCTGCTTTGGCGAGAGGAAAGGTAAGCCAAGCTTCCAATGCCGCCGTCGGCTCGATTAACAAGCTCGGCGATGATAATGTAAGTCCAAGACACTGCGGTAATCACCCGAATGTCGTCGGACACCTTGGCCAATACTGCGGGAAGAAAAACTTTTTGGATGGTCTGCAACTTAGAAGCGCCCAAGGTGAACACGGTGTCGCAGTACACCTGCTCTACTTCATTGACGCGCTGCACAACCAAAGGAAGGAGGTACACGCCGATACCGAATGCGAGAAACTGTACCTTCATGGACTCTTCGATGCCGAACCAAGCAATGAACAGGCCGGTCAGGGCTGAAATAGGAAGGAAGCGAATGGAGTCCAGAGGCTTCGAAAACATTTCCCTAAATAGTGGGAAAAGGCCCAACAAGAATCCTAGCGGGATGCAAACCCCAATTGCCTCGGCGTATCCGTAGAGATTGATCTTGAGTGAATAGGACAGGTTCCTGATCAAGTTATCTTGAGTGAAAAGCTCCTGGAAAGAGCTAAGGACGTCAAACGGAGAGGGAAGAATACCCTTAGGGACATGAAAGAATTGGCATACGGTCTGCCACAGACCAACCAGGAAAACGATGCCGCAGATCTGAGTGATCAACTGCGTGGTCCTATTTAATTCTCCTCGTAACTGAAACAACTCTTTCATAAAAAGCCTTTCAATAAAAAAGGGGAGCCCCGAAGGGCTCCCCGGCGGATGGACTTAGTTGTTATTGAGCAATTCGAAGTCAGTGCGGCGGTTCTTGGCCCGACCTTCAGAAGTGTCATTAGACGCTCCCGAAGTTGGCTTAGAAGAACCGTTGCCAACCGTCACGAATCGGTTACGATCGAAGCGGTGTTCTTCGACAAGATAGTTGACCACGGATTGAGCGCGGCGGGTACTCAACGCTCTGTTTGTGGTTTCACTACCGACGTTGTCCGTGTTACCTTCCACGCGGATGCGGGTGTTACCGAAAGCCTTAGCGATATCCACGAAGGACATTGCGATGAGGGCCTTGGCATTATCGTCAAGCGTAGACGATCCCGTAGGGAAGGTGATGGACAGCTTCTTCGTGCTGAATGCTGGAGCCGTAGCCAAAGCCGCCGTAGGGGCATCGAACTTCGTCTCAGGTTCGGCATCGTTTTCACTGCCACTCAGGTTCAGGCTCGACACGATCGAACCATCAGAGATACGGCGCCAATCCGGGGTTCCAGAAGGAGCCATACCGACCTTCGCGTACTCTTGGGTCATATTCACATAGAGCTTTTCGCCAGTCACTCCGTTGTATCCACCGTTGAGACCGAAGAAGTTCTTGTTGTCGCCAAGGGTGGTCAGGCGAGCATTGCCCAACATGGTCCCGGCGAGACCTTCATCGACATTCAGTCCTTGAGCCAGGATCTTGATTGCAGCACTGCGAGAAGAAGGATTGGTATTGATCTGAGCATTACCAGTCAGCCAGCCTTCAACAAGGTTATGGACCTTGTCGCGATTCTTTTCGAGATACGAACGCTTCACGAAGAAGACGTCAGCAATGATTCTAGAAGCTTCGCGAGTGTTCTTAAGGATCTTGGATCCCTGAACCTTCTGAATGCAGTCCTGGTCATCTGGAGACCAAACCACTGCGGCGTCAACTGCACTGGCTTTGAAATCGCTTGCAGCATCGACAGCGTTTGACTTCTCTACGACTGTAATGTCCTTAACCGTCATATCTGACGCCTTAAGAGCGTAAAGAAGGAATGAATGAGAGGGAGTTCCGATAGCCACAGCAACTTTCTTGCCGCGAAGATCGTTGATCGAATTGATACCGCCACGGGCCACAATGGCATCGCCACCGTGAGACCAGTCGGATTGCATTATGATCACGGGCTCGAATTCACCCAAACCTTTTGCTTCGGTAGGGAAGGAGTCAGCGGTTGCCCAAATAGCATCCACTTTACCGGCCTTGAAGGCTTCGCGGCCAGCGGCCACGTCGTCCTGAAGGACGAATTCGACCTTCATGCCGTACTTTTTGTAGTACTCGGATTCCGTATTGGCCTTAAAGCCACGGTTGAAGTACTGACCGCCAGCGTATCCGCCCCAGGTCACCACGCTAACCCGAACCGTTTCGGCATCGTTAGCAAGGATGTTCTGGGCCGTAGGGGTTTGTCCGAATTTCTTGAGTCCAACGAACGCTACTCCGCAAATCAAACCTACGATCAGGAGTTTTGCCAGCAGTGTCGCTCTTCCGCTTTCATTATTAACGATATTCATACAATTTCCTTTCTTTAGTTACGTTATCAGCTTTTATCCAGGACGCTTTTGAACTTTCCAGGCTTAGTGGTCGTCACCAGAACCTTTTGGTCTGACGAAAAATCCACGGCTTGATTTGGGTCGTAAGCCTGAGAGATCAGAATGGCCTTATCGGTACCAAGGAGAGCAGAGCTGCCGCCCTTTTCCCATTGTTCAAGCATCTTAAGCGCGTCGTCTTGGATGACACCTTTTTCGAGGTCAACACCCTTGATGATACCTTGAGAGAGATCCATGATGTCGTCGATCTCGGCGAGCTGCTTATTGGCGGTTTCAGCGATACTTTCCATGGCGCGGTTGAACATTTCCGCTTCAGGTCCGCTACCACCGATCACCTTCCAACCTTTGACCATTCCGGCATGAGCAGCCATGATGGCCTTGCGCTCTTCCTTCTTGATCTCAAGCTCACTGCGAGTCTTCTTGATGTTAAAATCCACAGTGGAGGTCATCTTTTCGAGAACGCGATACATAAGCTCGATCTTGTTCTTAGTCTCGGTAAGACTCTTATTGGACAAAATCAGTTGCTGAGCTTCCAGGGCCATCAAGGTCTTACCCTGAACGTCACCCTGCTTCTCGGCCTGCTGGGCCTTTTTCATGTCAAGTTCCGCTCTATCAGAGTTAGACTTGATCTTTGCAGTCAGCCCTTTAAGCTGTCCGCCGACTTCAGCTTTGCTGGTGGACATTTCGTCTAAGCGAGCTTGCATGATCTTAATGCTGGTTTCGATCACACCAATAGGATCTTGGTTAACGATCGCATATCCGATAGCGCGCGTAAGAGACTTCCAGCCGTAATAAACAGCCGTATGAACGTCCTTATCCAGGGCGGCAAACGTCAGAGCGGCCAAAGCTCCCAGGAGGAGAACGGCATAGATCGTGTTGGTTGCAGCCAAAATCACGTAAGGGAGAATTTGAACTCCCACGTAAACGGCCAGGGCCGCGAGGGCGAGGCCTACGACCGGTGCTCCAATGACGTTTTCAGACTTCTTATACCAAGGCTTTTTTGAAACAGTTGTAGTATCCATATTTACTCCTTACTGAAGATATTGATTAATTTTGTCAATGTTCGACTTAATAGTGCTACGAATGCTTTCCACGGTCACACGGAAAGCCGCTTTTCGAGACTCAAGCTTGAGCTTTTCTTGCTGAAGCTCTTGAGTCAAAGTGAACTGATCCTGGTTCAGCTGAGCGAGCTGACTATTAAGATCGCTAATCGTCTTTTGAACCGTAGCAAGCTTAGTTTCCCTAGATTGCACTTCGTTCTTCTCGTACTGCGCGCAATCGGCGTTGAAATCAGTTTCATCTTGAGTGAGCACGTCGATATAGTGCTGGCCAGACTTAAGAAGAGAGTTCTTATCGACGCCGAGCTGCTTGGCCGTCGAGAAGGTCATCTTAAATCGTGCATCCTCAGGAACACCCGTGGAGCGAGTCTCTTCCACAGCTGAGATGAACTTAAGATAATCGAAACCAGAAAGCTTGCTCTCTTGAAGAGACTGACTGAGCATTTCCTGAATGGCAGGATCGATTGTCGGAGCAGGCGTAAAACTCATGCTAGAGAAGGTCGATCCTGACACGGGCAGTGCAGGTGGACGACCTGAACTCACAGTTGGAGCTGGAGCAGGCGTAGCCGCCTTAGCTTTAACCTGGACATCTTCTTCAACCAAACCGACCTTCGTCAAAAAACTCTTAATAGGCATGTTATTCTCCTTAAAAAACCTAAATACAGTCTGCCACAAACAGACTTACTTCGTCAACTATTTTTTTAACTCTTCCATCACTCTATCCAGCTTATCGTGGATACCCTGAACGTGCTCTCTATCACGTTCGACTTGGCGATTCTGAGCCATCATAATGATTGGACTTTGCATAGTGCTGATAACGGTCAAAAACAGATTAAGCAGAATAAAGGGGTATTCGTCCCACTTATGAAATATAACGCAGCAAGTGTTCAGGAGGATCCAGCCGCCAATAAGACCTGAGAACCAAAACACAAAGCCCCAAGAACCGCAAAATTCGGCGATGTTATCGGACCAAATCTGGGATCTCGTGCGTGTATCTGTAGGGGTTTCATCGCTGTTAAACATATTCAATCCTCCGACCACGGCTCGTAACCGTTCCAATAATTATTTCTACGATTCTTAGTGCCAGCATATCTTAAAGCATTCTTTTGCGCATCGGACAGAAATCCGCGTTTCTCAAAAAACGCCCTACAAGACTTAACAAATTTTACGTTTGGGCAACGATCTTCAGCATCAAGAAGCTCCTGAGGAACAGGATTGTCTGGCATATCTTCCTCTTCGGGAAGAGGTTCTCCTCGATCAAACATATCTGTCCAAAGAGACTTAAAGATGCCCATTATTTCTTATCTCGCATATGACGCCACAGTTTGGTATCACTTGCTGTTTTACCAACCTATCGCGAACCGTTTCCGCAGTTTTAATAGCCTCTTCCAAAGAGTAAGCGCCCACATCGATGTGTGCGTAAGATCCATGAGCAGTAAACAGCGAGCAGCTGTAACTCCGAACCGTAGAAGGAGCTGGAGCAGGAACTGGCTTAGTCGAACAAGCCGTTAAAATCAACGTAAGTAGCAGTAAGTATTTCATGGGTTTCTTTCAATACTTAAGAATGTGGGTTGGCGCATCTGGACAGTCAACCTGTACAGCATTAACCATTTCAAAAAAATCGAATCGATCATGATTGGGATATTTCGGATTAAATAAGAACAAATTATCTTCCTCGTCATAAGTATCGTAAAGATACTCGGCATTGCCTACTTTAAGAATCATGTGGATAGAGCCATCTTTTCCGAACTCAGATTCATTCTTGTGCTTATAACAGTCACCAGCCTTATAGAGAGGCTTATGAACATGAGGCCTCGACGCGAACTTGGCAATTGCATAAACCATTATGGGAAAGATCGCGCACGACACCAAAAAAGAAATAAGTGATTTCATATTACTTTACCTGAACTTGAGTATTCGAATGATTCTTCGCCATCTCAGACAGTACGTTGTTGTACTGTTCGCGAAGCTTGTACTCCATGACCTTATCCACAGGAATTCCAGCTGCGCCGGCCACTTTCTTCATGCCTTCAAACTTCTTATTAAGAAGAGCCGTTTCTTGCTCGGAAAGATCTTTCTGCAACTCAAGAAGCTGCTTTTGCGATTTAGCGATGGCTTGTGATTGAAGAACCAATTCGACAGCCTCGCCCAGGCGGGTCTCGTTGATGTTCACGTTCACGATAATGAAAGCATCGGCGTAACGAGCGTCGATCTTCTGTTGAAGCAGCTCTTTAAGACGCTTTTCCATTTCCATCTTGCGAGGAACGATCTCAGACACTGCAAACTCAGAGAAGGCTTTTTGGGTAGCGTTATTCGTTTCTTGCTCAAGGACGCGATAGCCCAGAACGGTAATAGTGCTCTCGTTTTCCTTTACCTGATCTACTTCATGGGTCTGTTTAAAGAACGCCACGGCTTTTTCCGTATTGATGCGGTAAGTGGCTGTAACGGCGGCTGTAACCAGAACGCCGTCTTTATCTTTGGGCGTAAGTCCAGTCATGGGAACACGAACTTCTGTGGCATCCACAGTCTCGATGCTATCAAAGATAGTCATGTTAAAACCTGGATGAGCAGCCTCATCGGAGACCGTGCCAGAGAAGTGACTGACGATGCCAAGTTCACCTTGCTTTACGCGAGTGCAACCGGACGCCAAAACCAAAGCCATCAAAAACCAGATCTTTTTCATATAAGTCCTTTCAAATTAAGGAGCGTGTCACCAGCGCTAGCGACTAAAGCCAGGAAGGGATTTGAACCCTCCATTGAACGAATATCTTCGCCTACCCTATTGCCTTTGGGGCCAGGCACCGCTCGTAAAATTAAGGTAACTTAGATGAATAAGGAGGTCAAGAATTATTCGCAGGGATGATGACCGAAATCATAGAAATAGCGATTGCGCTTTTTAAACTTGCCCTTAACCCAAAATCCCCACTGGCGAGATTCACGACCAGTGATCAGGATGGTCCAGCACCCGCCTGGCGCGACCTCTACTGTGTGTTGATGAGTTGCTGGGAAATAGTCGATAGATCCAGGTCCCCGTCTTGAACTGCCCTTAGGAGACCGATCAGTATAAGAACCGCGAAGAACAAGGCTGCAATACCACCAAGGATGATCGTGAAAGTTTCTTTGATCGTCAGAGGAGAGCCAGTGGTGTAGGCGGATCGAGAACGGGCCGAAATCAACGTACCATCTCTTAATGTAGGGACATTCAGATTTTCCAAGGAGTTCTCCCCAAGCCCATTTCATACTTCTTCAACTTCAACGTCCATGGTGATACGAACTCGGACCAAGATGTCTTTCTTGCACTTGTCATTTGGACATTTCGTGTAAACAAAATTTTTACTTCCGACGGCGCTGGATGGAACGTAGTCCCATTGATTCAGGACGAACTTACAGTGAGGACAGGTGCCGTAATTCAACTTATTTGGCGTTAAAAACATGTGTCCTCTAAATGTAACGCCGCTACACTCCCAAAAGGAAGGACCAATTCCTCATCCTGCCAGGGGGTTCAGCCCAGCCATGCTTTCGAGTTAGCGCTCAGGTCCCTGCGGCGTCCTGGCCACTCGCTAAAGTGTTTTGCCCAGGAAAAATGGTCGAAGGGGCGGGATTCGAACTCGCATTACTCGTCTTCACTAGGCGTCCCTAGGTACTAGCTTTCCGCACCGCGACCTCCAGTTAATCTAACTGGCGCTCTACCAACTGAGCTACCCTTCGAATTATAGTATGGGCACAATCCTTGCACGAGTCAAGCGTAAATCTGAAAATAAGATGCAGGTAGGAGTTGTATGAGACCGGCGCACAAGAACAGGGCGTGAAATTCAGCGCCGTGAGCGGGTATGGAGTAGGTCCTAAAGGCCAGATGGTCAGGAGTCATCCACTGGGCATTGCACTCAAAGTTGACCATCACGAAGGTGGCCATGTCCAAGGAAAAGCCCCAAGGCGCTTCTGAGGTCCGATTCTTTAAAAGCAAGATCCCATACAGCTTTTCTCGTTTAACCGGATCCTCTACGGCCTGCCCGATCGTACAAGTCAAGCTGACTACGACTTCCCTAAAGCCGTTCAAAAATAGTTGAAAACGGCAAATGATGGAGTTATCAAAAGATGCGGACCAAACAATACGATCGTGACTCATGTGCCTGCAGAGAGCCGGATCCTCAAACCCAAGCGCGTAAAGGGTCGCTTCGATCACATCCACAAAAGGATGGGCGAAGAGATTCCCCACATATGGCACGGGTTTTGCAAGTGATTCGATATCTATCAAAGGCACATGGTTAACGTGTAATTTGCGGACTCCCATGGAAATACCCTCTTTATTTTGAAATCAATTGACTTATAGGAATGGCCGTACAGGCCAACGCGAGATCTAAATCGGCCTTGAACTTGATGTCACCAGATCCCAAGGGCTGGCTGGTCAAAGAAGTCGATGCTGCGAGAACTTGGATCCACAGAGAGGTGCGGTTACGAAGCGCGGTCGTTGGCGTGGACGTATCCTCTTCTGATTCCAAGTGTCCTAGTTCGGTCATCACACCTCGATCCGTCTTGAGTCTTTTAATCTCGGATTTTTCCCACATATAAGTGTAGTTCTCGATCAAATCACTCAGGGCGGTGCTTTGCGGAACGTAAGAATCCTCGTACCAACGGTTCTTTGGGATTTTCGGATCCGTTGCTCCCACGGCACCTACGTAAAACAGTAAGGACTTGAAATGGACCTTCGCGCGCGCGATGTCCTGCGCCCTCAGTTGCTCCGCCTGATCTATGGGCAGCCCAGGATGACCTTGCGGATGGAACACAAATGAATAGCTGACCTGAGGCCTTGGTCCCTTACAGAGCAGATCGTGAACCTCTTCAGCCGTCTTTGCCTTGAACACGCGATACGAGGTGTCCTTTGGTAAAATGGGATTGGCCGCTTCGGCCCTTTGGGACATTTCCTCATCAATTGATTCAGGGTAAAGAGGGCGATCTGCTGCCGGCTTAGGAGGTGGTACGGACGAAAGGGTGTACTTCACGGCCCGATAGCAAACAAACTGACCCTCCTTTTCCGAACAGGCCGTCCTAAGTGGTTCCACTACGGCATCGTGCCACCGACAATCGGCGCTCTGCGCACATAGACCCTGAAACTCCTTCTTGGCCTGATCTAGTGAATCTTCCCTGGCCGAGGCCACGTCCGAGCCTCGACCAACGCCGCATACCAGATATCCATTCCCCTCCTTTTTCGAACTTTGGGACGTGCAAAACCATTCATCAGCCCAAGCGGACTGAACCAACAGTAGCAGGATGAGGAACTTCATATTTATTGCACCAACGTTAGGACGACCACTTCCTGACCACGGAAAATGGTCCGCGAGGGATCCCCGACACCCATCAGGACCACCGTAGTGGCATCGGTTGACAGGACTTGAACCGTTCTGACCTCCCAAGATCCGCTGTGATCAGACGAGGCGTTGATCGGGTTGCCGTTGATGTCATATGAGACCAGCTGGAAGGTGAACATCAAATGGGAGTCACTGACGGCCTGGAACGAGGGCGCAGGAGAGGTTCCGGCGTTCATGTTCACCCATCCGTAGTTGTGACCCATATCCGCACAGGCATCCTTATGGATCACGCCAAAGCAACCAGAGTCAATGGAGAACGTGCCGTCTGAGTTAAACGTCACCTGAGAGTTGTCGATGATCGCCTGAAGGTCAGAGTTCACGACGGGGTTACTGCTACCATCCACCGTATTGAAGTGGCCGTACTGGGGAAGATCCGAGATGCCAGCATCGCCCAAAGCAGCCACCATGTGCATCATTTTGTGCGAGACCGTCCAAGTATGGCCTTTCAACTTGGTTTCAATGTTTGGAGCAATTTCTTGGTTCAGGGCCGTTTGAAGGTCTGTTGAGACCAGACGAGTCGAGTTGTTGTCATCCAAGATGATATCTGAGGCCAGGATTTTGGTTGAGGTATCGACGTCATCCAAAGCCCTTGCCGAGAACGATCGGGCACGAGACAGAGAGGCACCGCTAAAGACGACGTTTGAGGCCAGGTACCGCTTATGAACCGGTGCGGGCGAGGAACCAGCACTGGCCGCCGCTGGGGCCGATCCATCATTACAGGCCGAGAGGAGAAGGAGCGAAAAAGAAAGGATACAACATACGAACTGCTTCATAGACCCTACTTTCTGCCGTGAGGCTAGGTCTATAGTCGCACGCTTGACCAGGCGCGTCAAATTCTTTTTTCAGGTACCAAAGGCGTCGCGCAGCGACGCAAAGCGCTGGCATGGTTTTTGAATAGAATACTAAAACGGTCAGAACTTAATTTTCTTGTCATCGCGGGTCGTATACTCGACACCGACAAGTAGGTTCATTTGCTTAACTTCACCGCGAACTCTTTCAAGATGGCGAATATGCTGAAGAGAAACTTCTTTAATCGAAGGAAGAAGTGGATTGGAGAAAATGACCTCGTAAGGGACAGAAAGATCCGTAATGGCCTTTTTATGGCAGCTTACCAGAAAGGTGCCTTCGGGCAGAACTTTAAGATACTGCTCTACTTGAATTTGAGCAGCTTTATCGCTATCGAAGTAACCCTTCTCGTCCTTCGGCGCCTGGTCAAGCGACCATACCCTGATGTCGGCGAAAAACTGTCCTTCAGGAAGCGTCTTATCTAGAATAGAAGGGTCTGGCATTTCACCTTCTCGCATCAGATAGGAACCGGCGATATCCCTAGCTTCCTGTTCCCTTTTAGCAGGAACAAGTGGAAAAACTAAAACAACCGCGCCAGGGTGCTGGCGAGGCATCTCGGCAAGTCTAACCGAGCTAAAACGCGCAAGCGCAGAGTGAACAAGACCTTTTTCAACAAGTAGGTTCACGGCACCGGCTAGCTCTTTAACCGCCTCTTCCTCTTCCCCTACAATCGACATTGCACAAAGGTAAACCGAAACATAGGCTTCGCCGTTATCAACTATAACTTGGGAAGTCGATTTTTTGGCTAATGCAGTCTTAGCAGCATCTGTCAGATATGGATCCGCCATTTGGGTCAAGTCCGTAGTATTAAGTGCCGGACCTGGCTGCAATTCATGGGTGGCTTCAAGCGCCTTATTTAAATTTTCTAAATCTTTGGAAATATCACTCATATAAACCTCTGCGGTCTATATCATGGAGCGACTATTGGTAGGCAAAACTACCGCTTTTGGAGCGATGAGATAAACCGGTAGTTTTTAGGCCGTGGGCAAGGACCAGGCAAAACCCATGCGAATTGGATTCTGAGGTTTGAGACCGGTTGGGATCAATTGGTTTTGCCAGTACGCTACCCAGTCGGGTCCGAAAAGGCCGGCGGGCTGGGCGCCGTTGCTTGGGGCGTAATCGGGGAAAACAACCGTGTAGCCTTTTTGCTGGAAGTAGGTAGCAAGGTAGTTGAAATCGCAATACTGGAAGGTGGTCATGTAAACCACCTGTTGACCCTGCGCTTGCGCGTTTGAAATGGCCGCCACAGCCTGATCGATGAAGTTTTGATTTGCCGTCGCTTGGAGCGCAGCGAGGTCGGCTTCGGAGGTTATAAGGGCCGCAGAGGCTAAAGGGGGAGTTGCCATACCCCTAAGATTGGCAGGATCTCAGCTAGGTTGAGGTTTTTGCAGGAGGCCCGTGGAGCTTGCGATTGAAAACGGTTTCGAAAGGGTTTGGGGCTCAATGGATGAGTTCTTATACGCAATAAGGTATCATCGATGGTTTATGCGCGAGCGCGTATACCCTTAAAGGGATAAAACGCCGTTATACCTTTGCGGGTATAAAAGTCCTCAAAAGGACGGTTAAGGGCGCAAGTCGGGGTTAAGGGCTCTTTTAAAGACAATTAGGGCAAGCTCGATCAGGCCTCCGACGGAGCTGCTCAGAGGCTCTCATAACGCTTCTAATCGACGCGGGTGGCGATTGCTGGGATTATAAACGAAGGGGGCGCCTAGGAGAAAACGGTCGAACTGCGCGATTTTTTTGGAAAAAATTTTTTGGAAAAAAGCGGACGGATCCAGCGGGATCGTGGGGAATTTTGGAAAAATTTTTTCATGTGTTCATGTTCAAGTACATAAGGGCTAGGGCGGCCCTAATAGGCCAGACCCCGATAACCGGTTTTTCTGAGTGCTTACACGACCTTGCGCCGCGCGCCGTCAACCACGCTAACAGTGTCAGGTTACATGTGTCGTCATCTCAAATACACATGGGGCGTGAACACCCTAAGGCATGCAAGTTGCTTTAGCAAGCCTAATGCCTTTGACCGCCATTCCGACCGACGGCTAGCCGCTCTGTAGCCGCGCCACGCGCATACATATAAAGGCGCCCGCGCTAGGTCTGTTTAGTTTATAGTAAACAGCTAAATCCTTGTTATCATTGCGGTTGTCCCAGCCGACACGTCCAAGCTTGATGCACTGCCTAAAAGATCGCCATGTTCTAGACTTCATAGTTGCCTTAATCCGCTTAGTTACCTTAGGCATGCTAGATGCACTGATCTATGGTCATACAATGCTGTTAAGCCAAAGGAATGGAGTTTATATGTTGCGACTAATGGTTAGACTTGGAATGCATGGAAAATCCCATACGGCTAAGGAACGCCAGATAATGACCTTTATGGACCGCAACGGCATAGGCTGTTAAGCCAAAGGAGCTAACATGCGTGTATATTTCGAAATTAAAGAGACGGATAGGATAACAGGGAATGAGGCCAAAGGAGCTAACTGGTATATGTTAGCCGTTAGCCTAGTGGTTGCGGCGCTAGCGCTAGGTCAAAATATCTAAACCAAAGGAGTCTAACATGTTCGATCGCATGATTAATGTTTTTATGGTCGTGGTTGCCGTTTTTGCCATTGCGGACACGGTTAGGATTATCGGCGAAATTGCTAGGGTAGTTCACGCTTAAGACGCACAAAATCCCGCTAACCGTGTTAGCAGGAAAATCAAGTTGCACCGAAAGAACGCGGCGCGTAAAAACCCCATTTTTCCAGGGTTTTTGCTTTGACTAGACAAGCCTTGACCATGCGGCAAGCCGCGATTAGACCATAATAGTTCACCTAACCCATTAATAGAATTGGGGATTTAGCTATCATTAAGCGCTAATCGTCTTTAGGGCGCGGCTATTCTAGCCGATACCCTAACTTATAACGTGCGTTCATTCCCATATTATGTAAAACAAAGCCCGTTAGGGATACGCATTGCAATTGGATGCACTGAATCGGACGCGCCTCTAATGGACTTGCCGGATCGCCTTATTAGCCTTGCCTTAGCACTAGACTAGTAAAGTCATACCATACGGCTAAGATTGGAATAGTCGCTCTATAAAGTCAGGGAATGCGTCTTATAAGGTCTCTAGGGAATGGCTGGAATGGTTAAGCCTCAATGGAATAGCTTTTGCATGTGTCTCATAATATACAGTTGAGCGATTCAGTATAGAATGAGATACGGTTAAAGTTAGGCCATTGATAACCGATTAGAGGTCATGCCTAGTTATGCCGTATGCGAATGCTGTAAAGCCGAACGGCTAACCGCCGAACGCGGCTATCGGTATATCTGCGGAAAATGTATCGAAATACTCAAAGCGCTTTATAAGACATTCCCGCAACTTAGGCCGAAATGACATTTTTGCGCCTAAAAGTTCGACATTCACAACATATTGATATTATTCAATTCTAAATTCCAACGCCGTGGAAAATCTCAATGATTTTGTAGTCAATTGTCTAACGCTTTGACAATAGCTAAAAGATAACCGTGAATTGTTAACATTTAGCTTATTCTAATCATGGCCTTAGGTCTGGCACGCACGATGCAATGACTCCATGCATAGCAACTTATCAGGCGGCTAAAAGATCGGCTAAGCCGCTTGATTTAAAAACGCCGATCGCTAAATGAAAGGAAAAATAACAAAGCTTTCAACATGTTACGTTTTACCATACCTAGCCTTGTTACGGGTAACTAAATGAAATCAGTATTAGGTCTCATGGGTATTCTAATCGGATTTTTTGGGGTTAGTGAACTTTTGCCCGATCTGACTGAAATTCAGTATCACGCGCCACTAGTCATTAGGCGCCCTGACCTGGACGCGGTTAACCTGGATATGACTCCCGAAGAGATTTTAGCCGCTATCCAAAAACGTGCGTGCAACTTGCTTTTAGAGATGGACGCGTTAAAGCAAGTTGATTTAGCCAGTACTGATAACATGCTGACTATTCTAAATGAGGTCTTGAGGACCGCCGATAGACTGGCCCGAAACGTTTGCGCTCTAAGCCCTGATCCGGTTAGTAAAAGATCGCTTGCTAAATCGTTAAACAGGCTATATGCTAAGTTTAACACAATGCGTCAAAGGAGTTAGCCATGCGATACATTAAAACGGTCGAAATTCGTTATTCACTGAGGGGCGAAACGCATACCGATAGCTTTAACGGCGTATGCGCTAGAGATGCAATGCGGCGCCTTATCGCCAGACTTAAACCGCGCGATAAGGCATTTTTCAGAGTCTTATCTGTTTCAATTATCTAATCGAAAGGAGAATAGCATGCCAAAGTCTAAAAAGGTCTCAATAGATAGCAAGCGGCTTAAAAAGCTAGTCGATATCGCGGATTGGATCATGTCATGCGATAACAAGGAATATGACGATTATGTGAACTATTGCGACGATAACGGTTTAGATCCTGCAAAAATCAACGGTCGGGAGCAGTCAAAGCACGTATATGCTAAAGCGCTTATCAGCCTAAATATGACGTTCCCAAAGGAATAAAATGACTAAAAGCCAAAGGACTGCTAAACGTTGCTCATTGAACTTGAAACGCTAAGGGGTTGCGATTCGAAAGAGAACATGGTCGGCATGTATCAACTTTTAGAGGAATGTCTTAAAGACGCGGAATCATTAGCGAAAGGCGTAAGTAAAGAACATTTAACGTTAAGTCTTGAGGATAGGACGCGGATTATCAGGGATAAGGCGGCTTTGATCATTGCCGCCGCGCCCGACCTAGCGGCTAGATCTAAGGCGGCGCGCGAACGGTCTAAGGAAATTATGAGCCGATATCGCCGTTTTTAGTATTGACTAGGTGCGTTAACGCTGATAACCTGAATAAGTAACTTAAACAAAGGAGATAAGATCATGGCCAAAAATAAGCAGGACTCATGGGGATTTGACCTAACACATTTCGCCGACGGCGTTCGCGGCGCGGTTATGTTTCGCGAAATACTTGAGGCATGCGGCTTGCCTGTTACGCCTAAGCGGCGCGCGGCTATTAAAGGCCTTAGGACTGATCAACCACTAAATGAACGGCCATTCGTTTGGAAACGCGAGGGGTTGCGGCTTGTAACTGGCGCTAACCCTATTTCGGGCGCCTATCGCAACGCTAAGCAACGCGATAACGAATTAGGTTATGCGTCTTATATCGGTATCACGGGCAACGCTAAAGACGTGGCTAAACTTGCTAAGCTTATCTCGCAACGTGCCGAATCTATTAAAGAAGAGACGCCGCACGAATCGCGATTCATTGACTGAAAAAATAAGTTTGACAAGGCGCGTTAGGTTAGATAAGCTGATTATAGATAGTAACTCTTAACGGAAGGATTCGAATATGCAAAGCGTTAAACTGACCGGCTCATATATCCAGG